GTGGAGGATTCCTTCCCTGTGGGGGATCGTCGCCTCACCCTCGCGCCTCCCGTTCCGATGGCGGTTGGTGCCGTGGCACAGCTGTGTCTTGTGGCACGGAATCGCTACACGAACAGGGTGGTGATACTGGGCGGAAGTGATACGCTGTGTGAGGGCGTGCGGGGAGCATACGCGAGTGAACGCAGTAGCTGAAGATGCGCGCGTGCTCTTGCTGGCGTTCACAAGGGAACGTCGGCGCGTGCTTGTGCGCCTGCTCTGGCGCCGTTTCTATGGGTCAAAAGGCGTGACGGAGGGATGCTGTGAGGATGCGGTGGGGGATGCGATCCTCAAGGCGCAGCAGGGCAATCCCTCCCTCAACAATCTCGATGCTTGGCTGTACCGTGTGGCCATAAATCAAATGATTAGTCTGACGCGCAAGTGCACCACGCGGATGCGCGTCTTTGATGCGGGGGAGACGGTGCGCACTGCCCACGCGGATGCGGTCCCGGACGCGGTAACGACGATCATGGCCGACTCCTCGCGCATCGCGTTGCGGGAGGCGCTGAGGAAGCTCAGCGAGAAGGAACGGCGCGCGGTGTGGCTGTATCACTATGTTGGACTCGATAGCGTGACGTGCGGGCGAAACCTCTCTATCCATCCTGCTAGCGTTAAGATGCGCGCCATGCGGGGACGGCGTGCGCTGGCGGTAATCCTTCAGAATGATGTGCGGTTTGATATCGCGTCCCTCCTCCAACGATGAGCACAGTGCTATGAGTACGTGGCCCCTCGCACAAGGCATTAACCTTGGCACTTATTACGGCACCAAGCACGCCGCTGACTCCTATGGGCAAATCACGCTCCTGCCCCACACGACGAACAACGTCTACAGTGCGTACGTTGAGGTTATTGCCGAGACGGAGTGGGACGCGAGCGCCCTCCTTATCCAGTTCCGGGAACGGGTGGGGATGAACGTTACCGGACACGCCTCTCTCGCGCTTGGCGCAGCAGGGTCTGAAGTCGAGTTTATCCGGATCCCCCTGCTGAGCTTTACGAACCTGAACAACGTGATGTACGAACCGTACACGATCCCCCTGTTTATCCCCAAGGGAACGCGCATCAGCATCCGCACCAGATGCTCATGGCGTGAACAGGAGGATTGGACCAACGTCCATATGATTCCGATTCCCGTCACGCCCTACACGGCACCGGGATTTAGTGGCGTTGAGATTCTGAACCTTTCCGGCACCGTGCCGAACGTCAACACGGCGTACGCGGCGGGCGTCAGCACGAGCAGCCCCTTCAGCGCCGCACCGAATGACGGAGGCAATATATTTCAGTTCAGTGCCGCCATCGCCAGTCACTGGCGCGCGTTCTCCCTAGCGTTTGGCAACAGTGGATCCGCCTCCGGTGACCAGCGAATGTTTCTGTGGCGGTTGCGCAGCGGAGCGGGAGACGGCGTATCGGTGTTCGGGCCCCTCGGGTCATTCTCCGGTCTAACGGCCCCCCTGCACGTCAAGATGTTTGGTCCGTATCCCTGCGACCTTCCTGCCGCGACGCGCGTGTTGCTGGAGCTGTACAACGGTATCAACACCTCTAGCGGCTCCAACATTTGGCCCGTCCTGTACGGGTGGAGCTAACGCCCCAATGCCAACGACTATCACGGAAGCCTGAACGCAAACGTGCGTCCTCGCCACGGACCATAACTTGGGGGCGGCCCTGACCGGCCCTGCGGGTGGGGCCGTTTACGCATTGGTGCTCGACACCTCGGCCCTGGTCGGCACGGAGCGGTTAAGCGCCTACGTCCAGCGCGAGATTGTGGCCGGGGGCACGCAGCGGATCCTATGGCGCGGGATCGTCGCCATGGGGGCCACCTCATGGGCCATCAGTGAATCGCTTCTGCTGCGGTTGCCGGAGGGGATTGACGGCACCTTCGGCATCCGTCAGGAAGGGGGAACGGGACGGGCAGTGCCGTGGTCGATTGAGCGCGTGGACGGCTAACCCCTCATGCCGCAGCCGGGAGTATTTGCCGCCTACAATGCTCAGCTTCCTCTGCTGGGCATCGGGGCCGGGGGCCCTACCCCATCGCCGGAAGTTTACAATATTGCGTTTACCTCCGGCCCCCTTCCCCTCTCTAGCCCTTCCGGGCTCTCGCTGGCCCTGAGTCGGGCAGGGGGGCTAGTTCCGCTCGCCCTTCCCCTCTCTAGCCCTTCCGGGCTCTCGCTGGCCCTAAATCTGGCCGGAACGCTAGACGCGGGGACGCTCCCCGTTAGCAGCCCTGCTCCGCTCGCGCTACCGGCCCAGCGTCGCGCGATCTTGGGCCGGGGCATACTAGGACTTGCCTCTGCGGCCGATCTCAGCTTAAAAACGATCCTAGCGCTTCGCCTGACCTCCGAGCCTATTGAAATAACGGGCGGGAGCTTGGGGCTGCAGCCGGTCGCGACCTTTCGCCTCACCGGTGCCACCGTCGCTCTCGGTGCGTCGCAGCCCCTAGAAGGCCGCATAACGCGTCAGACCACCCTAGGACTCGGGGCCGCAGTTTCTATCGTCTCCGGCCCCCTTCGCGCAACGCGACAGGTGCCGTTCGGACTCGCGACAGCGCCCCTTTCCTTCGGCACGGGGACGGATCTCAGGATTGGGCTTCAGCGAACCGTCGCGTTTGCCCGAACGTCAACCGATATTACCTCACCCACGCGATCGCTTCACGTTGCGCTAGTTCGGCAAATAACGCTCGATGGGGTAGGAGTGTCGATGGTCCCCGGTGCGCTGCTCTTTCTCGGCGCACCCCGATATGCGGCGGTGACGGGGATTATTGATCGAGGGGCGCGCGTGACGCTGGTCGCGAGAGGGTCCGTGGTAACGGTGCGCGGAGTGGGTCCGACAGTCAGGCTGCGTGACGGGGCAGCGGTGGTACGTCTCCAACAGGTGCTTCCATGAAGCTGAATCCTTTGAATGATCTGGCCTTCTTGGTGACAATTAAAGTCACGGACGACGGTGGCAGCTCGACACCACTCGCCGCAAATGCGACGGGCACGGCCTTCCTCGCGACAAGTAATGCCAGCACGGCCACGGCAGCGGATGCGACGCTGGTGGTGGCGCCGCTGTATACCGGGAAGCCGGGAAGGTTCTTGGTGCGGTTTGATGCGACGCTGCTCACGTCCACGCTACTGGCGACGCTCTTTGCGATGGAAACGCCATGGTGTATTGTGACGTTTCCGGGAGATATTCGTGTCGCCGTTGAGTTGATGTATGAAGATGCGTTGGTGGTGGCGGTAGGTGTTGTTTGATCTGGACGGCACTGCCAAGATCATCACCGCTGTTACGGCAGCGCTTGTCGCGTTTGTCGCAGGGGTGTGGAAGTATTACCAGTACAACCGAAGTCGGATTGCGGAGTATCGGGAAAATGAGGACAGCAAGACGGATAAGCTTGATCATCTCGCGACAACCGTTACCTCAATGGGCCCATTGCTGGCCGATATTCAGCATGAGCTAAAAGCCAATGGGGGCGGATCGCTACGGGACGTGGTGATGGAGATTCGCAATGAGCACGCCATCGAGCGCACCGCGCGTCGCCTTGTCCATAATGTGGCGAGCTATGAGGTGATCCTGCGCAATGGACGCGAGATAGAGGTAAGCTTTGCCTCTCCGGCCTATGTGCGGCTGACGGGGCTGACGCGAGAAGAGACGATGGATGGGGGATGGATACGGGCAGTGGCACCGGAGGATCGGGACCGGGTGGCCCAGTTGTCGTCCGCTGCGCGTGCGAGCAAGACGGTGCTCAGCACGACGTACATTGCACAAAACGTCCTCACGGGGGATCGGGCGTTTGTGGAGCACCTGAGTACGCCAGTCATGAACTACCTTGGGGCGGTGGTGGGATGGGTCGCCATTATCCATCCGCGCGTAACGCCCATGTCCAAGGCCCTTTCCCTTCTTACCACCGGCCATCATTATGACATCGAGTCCTATCCAGATAGAGAGTCTGCCTAAGGCGTGGATTGAGTACACGGGCTTTGGCAACGGAACCGGGGAACTCAGCTTTAACAAGATGGTCACCTTCACGGCCCTTTGGGTATTTGTGGGGACGGTGGCGGGGAGTCTCTTTTATTTGCAAATGATTCCCCCGGCCTCTGTCTGGGCGTTTGGGTTTGGGGTGCTGGGGGCAGGCTTTGGGCTGAAGGGGTATCTTGGGGCTGCCGGATCGCGCCAAGACATAAGCAATCAGGCCGATAGCCTCAACGTCAGCGGATCAATCGAAAGCATCATCGACGCCATCAAGCGTCCCGCTCCCGCACGAGAGGTGGACCTTGGGATACAGCCCTCTGGACACGTTCCGGCTCCGTATAATGACGGAGAATAGAGCAGCAGCGATGGTCTTGGCACGCGCGCGTCAGTTTCTGTTCGTGCGAGAAGCACCGGGCAATAAAAATCTTGGCCGTTGGGTAGAGGGCATCCAACGCATCGGGGGCACCGTGCCGGGCCAGCCGTGGTGTGCGTGCTTTACGGGGTTCATTCTTGGCCTGTGGCACGACAATAAGCCGCCCCTCAAGTACACGGCCAGCTGTGATCTGATGTTGGAAGAGGCGCGCGCGAAAGGCATGCTGCGAGACGATCCGGCTCCCGGCGCGCTGTTCTTCCTCTTGCGGGCGAAGCATGATGCGATCCATGTGGGCTTTGTCACGGAAGGCATCACGCCGCTGACCTTTGGGACGATTGAGGGCAATGCGTCCGATCCCTCTCACCCCCCAACGCGGGAAGGATGGGGGGTGTTTGAGCGTCTCGTCACCTCTAGTCGTGCCCGGAAGCGGGGCGCTGCCTACGTCTATGCGTATTGGTGGCTAGGGGAGTGAGGGGGCAGGGAGGATGAGGAGGAGCGTTTGGTGAACCGTTTGCCGTTCCTCCTCCTCCGTTATCGACACACCGGTGTCGGTCAGGAATGCTTTCACCCCATGCCATGTCTGCTCCACTGCGCCCATCCCCACCAGCGCCTCTACATGTTCGCGTAGCGTGAGGGGCGCATCAATCAGGGCGAACATCTCGCGAAGCGTCTTGGTGCCGACATAGGCACGCGTCGCATTGGTGTCCCGTGCCCACTGGCGCATATTCTGCAATGGCTCGCTCTCCGGCTCCCGCGTCAGGGCTGGTCGCGCGTTAAGCTGTGCCTCCAACTCTAGGATACGGGCCTTCCATGCCTCCTCGCCCTCTAGGGGGGTTCCCGTCTCGCTGAACTTGCGCGTGTTGTGATCCGCGCGCTCGCCTTCCATCTCTGCCGTTTTCTGCCACACGCTCCGCTTCCGCTCGCTGAGGCAGAGGGCGTGGGCGAGGAGCACGATGGCTTCTTGATCGGGGGTGATATGGGCATCGAGTCGGTCACTATACATCGGGCGTCTCCGGTGGAGATTCATCAAGGCATAACACGGCGGCATAACTAGTGCGTGCATTCGCCAGCTGTTGTGAAAGTCTATCTACCTTGTCCGACTCGCGTTCAATCAGCGTCGTGCGCGCTTCGGTGTAGGTGCGGTAGTAGGCCTCATAAGTCGTCAACTTTGAACAGCGATGATTCCTGCGGTCGCTGTGCTCCGTTTCTTTCCCGACCGATACCGGCGTGATCGTGAGGGTGTGCTTGTCGATCCGCCACCATGTCATGGGCGCTTTTGTACCTTCAGTCATTGGGTGTCTCCGTGAGAAGAAGATGGGCACCTTCCTTGATTCACTCCTCCGTCCTACTCCGGTGAAGGGGGAATGCGTGTTGCAAGAATGTCGCGCACCTTCTTGCGCATGTAGTAGGCGCGATTGTAGGCACGCTGACGGGCGACCCATACGGGATCTTTGCGTTGGTGGACGTAGGCGTTGGCGCTCCGCTCGCGGAAGTAATCCGGCGCGCGTGCCGCAGCCTTCGCCTCACGCACGGAAGCCGAACACGTGCGACAATAGCGTGCCTACGGATTGGGGAGCGGCATCGGGCAGCGCACGCAATATCCGGCGCGACGGCGCGCGCAGGCCGGACACCACAACCGAACGCGTCCTGCCCCATCCGTCTCCATACACAAGCGCGCTTTACAAATGCCCGTGCCGCCAATCTTAAATCGACAATAGGCCAGATCCCCCGTCATAGGATCAAGCCCACCGTCACGACGCGCGCCCCTTCCTTGGTCATGGGCAGGCGTCGCGCCCACCAATGAGCGAGCTGGTGGGCGGTGGAGGTAATGTCGTGTTCCATTTTCCATACCGTCATCCGACTGACGCCATACTGACGGCCCAACACGCTCATCGTCGCTCCGTGACGGCGACGCGCGAGCGCGGCAAACTCTCCGGGACGGAGCACCATATGCTCCGTCAGGACCAGCTGGGCGGGACTGAGCTGGAGGTCGCGCTCATCCTGCTCGCGCAATCGGACCTCATCAATGCTCAGGCCGTGCTTCATCGCCCACCATTCTGCCGTCTGTCCGGCACGGCGACGCTCCAGCCAGCATACTTCGCCGTGGGTAATGGGGAGGGGACGGATCATGAACGGATTCCCGTACTATCGTGACTATCCTTGACGAGACGCACGCGGTGGGAGTGGGCAACAACCCCCTCCCACACATCGCGGTTCGATTGAATGGCTACAGACCGTCCGCCACAGCGCGTGTATTCCTCGCGCACTTGGTCCCCCGTGAGGTATTTATGCACGCGTATGGGCCGGACACGGGCAGCGGCCATCAATCATAATCCAGTCGATATACTGACGGTGGGACTTGGACGCTTCGTCATGGCGCTGATAGTCCGACATATCGTTGTCACTCCGCGCACACATCGCCAAGTGATCCGACTGGCGCGCCTTGCGCCGGTGATAGGCAAGGGGATCTTCGGTCTTGATGCTCATGAGGGGGCTCCGGTCAGCGTGAGAAGGGGAGGGGCCGCACCGCGCGTGCGGCCCCGATTTATTTATACAGCGAGCGCGAGCACCTTACTCGACGCGCGCTCCAATGCCCACCGATCACTCGCATTGGGAAGATCGCGCGCCAACTGGGTCATCCCTCCCGTCAACCCCCACACGCTGCGCGGGTTCCCGTACCACGACTCATGCGATTCTGCCAGCGCATAAGACGCCTCAATCGTCTTGCGGGGGAGGCCGTTGATGCGAAGGCCGAAGATCATGTCCAGCACTTCATCCTTTGTTCCGCCCAACACCTTCAGGTGAGCACGCTCGATGCGCGCCTCATCCTCCTTTGCGCTTCCCTCCGCATACTGAAGGAGTTCTACCGACAGCTCATCAAAGGCCCGTTCATCGGCAGCCCCCACATGGCGCACGCGTAACTCCTTCTGGCCCGAAGCGCCCCAGACGCGATGGTTGCCGCACACAAACTCATAGAAGAACGTGGTAATGGTAAAGGCCCCCGTGCCCACTTCCGAGTTACTGATCATGAAGCCGCGCGACAGGCCCCCTTCGGGCCCGGACTCAAATATGCGCCGGTCATTATCGACAAGGAACGCAAACATGTCCTCATCGCTCGCATACAGCCCCCGCGAGCCATCAAACGCCGGAGGGGCCGGTTGCCACTCGGGGGCCATCGCCGTCATCGCCAAGAGGCGACTCGTGATATCGGCATTCCAGATCCGACGATAGGAAGAGGAGAAGGCTGCCCGCAGACGCAGCTCGCCATTCTTCGCAAACAGCAGCGCATCATCCGGCGCACTCGCACGCGATAGGCCGGAGTTCATATTGGCCACCATCAGCTCTCCCGGTAGCGTGCGCAGATACGCTGCCGGTGCGCCGACGCGCGCTGCGAGTTGCTTGAAGCCGTGATGGGTGAATCGGGCTTCCTTCCCACTCTCCCCGATCAGCACGGGATCCGTCCCCCGCAGCTCAACCCGGAGACGCGACAGGTCCACGTTTACCGCTTCTACGGCGACGGCCTTATGGTGGGTCGTGGCGGCATGAAGCGCCTCCAATGAGTTAAAGCGTTCATCAGCAGGGCGCTTGATCCACTGATCGTTTCCGGCGGTGTGTACGTTACGCATGGTTCCGTCCTCCCAAGGCAGTGATTTGGGCCAGCGTGGCCCCCTTCAGCGTTCCTAACTGCAGCGCGAGCATACGCGCTTCCTGCCGTTCCAACATCACCCCCCAACGCACCGCTCCTGCGGCCTTCCGTTCCCCCACCGACTCAAAGGCCTCCACTAACGCATCCGTCAGGCGGAGCATCGCGGTGAGCGTCTTGAGACGCTCCAACCGCTGGCTATACAGCGTCTCAGACATTGAGGTCGCGCTCCATCGCGGTACGCAGGGTCAGGGCTTCCGACGCAGCTTCCATCAGGGCCACCGCAAACTTCATCGCCTCCTCCGGCGTTACCATGCCCAGCGCGCTCCAGTTCACCGTGACATCCGGCAGGTCATACCGTTCCCGCGCGCTCACGCTCACGCGGCTGCTCACGTGGCCAGCGGGGGAGCGCACGCCCCAGACCAGCTCCGTCTGGCGCTCCATCCGGTAGCGGTCTGAGTGATCTTCGCGCACCATCACCATCTGCTGCGCTTCGGCCTTCGTCTCCAAGTAGCTCTCCCGCTTCAGCGCCGCAACGCGCAGCATCGACTCTTCCACCAAGCGCGCCTTGGCTTCCTGCAGGCCTGCCGCATGGGCAAGGATTACCTCCGTCACCGACTCTTCCGCCATCACCTGCTTCGCGTGAAAGGTGTGCAGCTCGTCATTCTCCATCAGCACCTCTGCCAGATGGCCCTCCACAGTTCCGTTCGCCTTCCGGAGCTTCTTCAGGGTGCCGCGTGCGCCGATGGGGAAGTTGGAGGAAAAAATCTGCACCGCTTGGCCACGGAAGAGCGAGGAGGCAACGGGGGAGGCGTAGTGGTTGGTCATGGTCGGAATCTCCGTCAGAGGTCTAGTGGGTTCGCCGGTCGCGCCCCGCACACTTAAGAATATCGTCCAGTAGTCCTGAAAAGTAAAGGGCACTGGGTGAAAATCTTTTTCAGCGCTGGAAGATCCCTCGCGACGCCATGATAGATTTTGCCGACGCAAGGTCAATCTTTAACCGGCGCTGACGGCGGATCCGATCCCGTGCGCCACCGGTGGCGTAGCGATGCCATGGGGTGGTACTGCGGGCGACGTTACACGAGAGGCAGGCCGTGATAAGGTTGCTCGCATCATTCGATCCGCCTGCGGAGCGGGGCGTCAGGTGATCGAGCGAGCACTGGCCCTCTTTGGCCCGGTGAAGATCGCAGCCGCAGTAGCCGCACAGAAAGCCATCCCGCAAGTAGATGGCCAGCCGCTTGGCTCCCCGGATCCAGTTCATGCCGTGGAGGTTCCCGCCGCGTCCGTTCTTCGGCATGGTCTAGGACTCCGTTGGGAAGATGAGCTTAAAGGCACGGCCAAACGTTCCTGCCCGGAGGGCGGCCAGCTCTTGGGCGACGGTGGCCCGTTCCTTCGCGGCCCACGCCTGAAAGGCTGCCCGATTGCGCCGCGTGACCTCAGAGATAATGATGCCTGCTCCCTGGCAGCCGTAGCACACGCGCCCACTGCTACCGCCGGTGGCTTCGGTCATAATGGCGACACGATACGTGCCGGTGCCGCCGCAGCGGCCACAGGTGCGATGATTCCAGAGGATTTGAAACATGGCTCAGGCCACCCAGAACGTATCATCAGCAAAGTCCGTCGTGGTCCCGTCGTGTTCCAGCGCGCCCATCGTCGCCAGCACGATCAGATACGACAGCAGCGCGCCGGAGCCATACGTCATGCCCCATACATCCTTCAACTCGCCAAACGTCATCCCTACCCAATCGGCGCTCCGGATTACCATCAGCACCTGAAACGCAATCTCCGTATGCGACGCACGATCCAGACACAGCTCTCTCGGCATTGGCGTTCCGTTCAGGCTCCGGGCCAGCACGCCAAGGTAGGTCGGCTGGGCCAGCATGTCGGCCAAAAAGTCAGTTTGCGTAGCGAACATATCGGAATAAATAGTCATGGTCGGAATCTCCGTCAGAGGTCTAGGGCGGGGCCGCTGGTTGCGCCCCTCACACTTAAGAATATCGTCCAGTGATCTTGAAAAGTAAAGGCCGCTGGGTGAAAATCTTTTTCCTCAGAGGCTCTCCCGGAGCAGATCCCACGGGAATCCCTTCCCGAAAGAGGCCCACGCCGCCCTCTCCAGCAGGGCCGCTTTGGTCGTGAGGCCGAGATAGTCTGCCGCCATCCACCCCTCCAGCAACAGATAGTCGCGCATCGGATTCCCCACCCCCACCAATACCCAAACCGTTCCTCCGGCGCGCGCCCGTTCCCGATGCCAGAGACGTTGATGGGCGGTGTAGTGGGGAAGGCGCACGATCGTGGACGGATGGAGGGGCCACCGTCCTACCCATTTGTTCTCAATGAACCCCTCTCGCCCCGCGACGCAATAGCTGACGTCGGGCATCCCGCTCGCCACCAAGTTCTCAATCCGGCTTGCGTGGCCAACGGACTTTAAGGCCTTCATCAATCGGTGCGACATGGCGCGCTCGCTCATATCACGGGGGCTAAAGGGTGGGGCGGATCTTCAAGGCAACGCCAGCGTTGGATATTGACCACGCGCCACCCATCATCCTTCAGCGTGCCGCGCCACAAAAACCAATCATCAATCTTTGCTTGCTCGATTAATGGGAACCCCCACCGCTTGTAGTCCTTGCGGGCAATGCGAGCGATGATGCTCCCGGTATCATCCTCCAACACCATGTTCAGGAATAACGGATCCACTTTAATCATCCGGCCTCCCCGCTTCACGACGCTGTGATATTCATTCATATCGCGCAGATTTTTTTCCTTCAGCTGCCCAATGAACACATACTCGCCCGGATCGCCAATATGGCGGATCTCCGTGACAGGCCCTGAGGTGACGCGATGGGCCCGTGGATTTTCATAAATCGCGCCAAAGCGACGTTGGGCCGGGAATATGTCATCATACGGCGTGCGCGGATCGCTGAGTAGCTTTCGCTGACCGGGGAGCAACGCGCGGCCCTCTTTGCGCCGGAGCAGAATGTCACGCGCCTTACTCTCGCCAACGCCCTTGATGTTCGTCAAGCCGCCCAACAACTTGCCGTCGTGTACACTCCAGTGGAGTTCAGAGTGGGCCGGATCAACCGGCACATAGGCAAACCCTTCCCGCGACAGATCGCGCAAAATGTTTACCCCCTGCTCATTACTCTTTTCATTCCGCAGCGATGCGGCCGCAAAGGCTAACGGATAATGCGCCTTGAGCAGACAGCACCAGTAGCTGATCAGGCCATAGCTGACGGAATGGGATTTGTTAAACGCCCATGAGCCAAAGGTGCAAATCTTATCCCAAATCCGGCGCGCTTCTACTCCGGCAATGCCATGGTCTGCGGCCCCTTTTGCGAAGCGCTCCCAGTAGTTGTTAAAGAACTCATCCCCCAAACTCTTACTCATCGCACGCCGGAGCGTTGACACATCCTCCCACGAGAGCTGCCCCACATCGCGGCAGAGGGCCATGACTTGCTCTTGGTAAATAACAATCCCATACGTGGACCGGGTAGAGGGTTCTGCTAAGGGGTGAAGAAAGGTCACCGACAGCTTCCCGGTACGTCGCTCAATAAAATCATTCGCAGCCCCGCAGTGCAAGGGGCCGGGACGGGCAAGCGCCCCAATCACCTGCAGATCATCAAAGCTCTGCACCTTCATCTGTCGGCACAGCGACTGCAGCGCATATCCCTCATATTGGAAAATGCCGCTCCATCGCTCTTGGTTCAGGACATCAAAGGCTTCAGGATCCTGCAACGAGTGCGTCACCAGCCACTCGCGCGTTTGACCGATCTGATCGAGCGTGTCCTGAATAATGCTCAACGTCCGGAGTCCTAGCGCATCAATCTTTAGCATGTTCAATACTTCGGCATCTTTCTTATCAATCTGTGCCTGTCCGGCGTTGTCGATAGAGCAGAAGTATTGAATGGGATCTTGGGAGACGATAATGCCTGCCGCGTGCTTCCCCGTATGCTGGGCGTGTGATTCAAGCTTCGCGGCAAGACGCATGCCGGGATACTTCGCAATCAGCTTCCGGCCTACATCGAGTGTCTCCAGTGCATCCAGTACCGCAAACTGCGCGCGTGCGTCGCCGGTACTCCGCTCAATCACGGCATCCTGCAGGTTGCGGATCTCCCAGATGGGGATATGGAGCGCCTTGGCGACATCTCCTAAACTCGACTTGGCCTTGAGACGGGCCACCGTTCCAATCCGTCCCACGCGCGCGGCCCCGTAGGTGGTCCGCAAATACTCAAATACCATTTCGCGCCGGTCATCTTGAAAGTCAATATCAATATCCGGGATGTCGTGGCGCGTGACATCAATAAAGCGCTCAAACATTAAGTCATGCACAATCGGATCTACGTCAGTAATGGCCAGCAAGTAGCACACTAAGCTTCCCGCACTCGATCCGCGCGCCGGGCCCACGAGCATGTGCTGCTTTGCCCATCGCACCATATCGCCGACAAGGTTGAAATAATCCGTGAACCCCTTCTGCTCAATCAGGTCTAACTCGCGCGCAAGGCGTGCGCGATACACCGGATCAATAAACGCCTCCCCCGTTACCGGCAGGCCGCGCGCCGTCGCGCCTGCGAGGCATTGCTCATACAACGTATCGGGCACCGTAATCTCGATATTGCGGGCAGGGGCGAGCGTCGCCGTACACATGGCCGCGACGGAGGCCGTGTCACGATAGACGGCCTCCGTCGCTTCGGGCACCGAGAGTTCTAATGCCGCCTCATCAAGCCAGTGCATCGGCGTTGGCCGGGACACCACCTCTCGGGCAGCAAGAATCTCATAGGCTGCCTTATCCTCCGGCACCAGATAGTGATTCTCGCTCGCCACAATCTTCATCCACTCGCCCTCGCGCATCGCACGACGGTTCCAACTGGCATTGCTCGGCGTCAACAACAGCACATGGGACGGACGCGCTACCACGCGATCCATAAGGGTGCCCGGACCCCATGCCACAATCAGATCATCTGAGGTCAGTAGGAGGTCTTGATAATCAAGGCGAGGGAAGTAATAAAACTGGGCCGTGCTATTGGCCCGTGTCGTTAGTCCGTACAACTCGCGCAGCCCTTCGGCATTGCGCGCGAGCAGGACCACTTGTGCCGTCTGTTGCTTTTCCCGCACAGTGGCGTTCGGCACCACCGATAGCTCCACGCCAAAGATAGGACGGATGCCAGCCTTCGCGCACGCCTTACTCCATGCGACGTGGCCCCACGTTCCATTTAAGTCCGTGATGGCCGCCGTCGTGACGTGATGCTGCTTCAGGTGATCGACCACCATGTGAATCGGGCCATAAGCACGCCGAAAGCTAAACTCAGTACGGAGGCGCAATACCGGCAGCATCAGCGGAGGGGTATGAGCACGAGCAGGGCCAGTATCACAATCACAATCCGAAGCCCATGCAGGACGCTTCGCACGCCGTCCCGTTGACGCTGGAGTTGGTGCGATGGTTGCGGGTGCATTTCGAGCGGTCGCAAGATGCCTTGGCCAATCCAGTGAAGGAGCCAGAGCATGATCACTACTTTCATCGGTATCGTCATTTTGTATTCCGTGGAGGAAGCATCATTACCAAGAGCACCAGTAGTCCAAACCAGAACACGCCCCACCATCCTCCCGTGCCAGCCCCTTCCGCGCGCACCGCAGGGAAGGCTGGCGGATCCTGAAACGGATTTTGCGTTAGAGTTTGTGTTCCGTGCGCATCCATCGCACCACCTCCACCAAGGCCTCTACATCGGTCATCGCCCGATGCGCGCCCGCAATCGTCTTGCCCGTTACGTGCGTGTACAGATCGCCCAACTTCATGCGACGGCCTTTGATGTCCATATTGAGCTCCACGGTACACAGATGCCAAAAGGGCCACGGGAATCTCGTGACCCAGTCCTGACGGCGGAGTTCAAGCTTGAGCATCCCGATGTCAAAGCTACAATTGTGCGCAACGCATTTCCGCTCGCCAACGAAAAAGTTTGCCAGCTGAAGGATCACCTTGGTAAAGGGAGGAGCGTCCGTCAACATATCGTCCGTGATACGGGTGATGTCGATGATCTTTTGCGGCAGCGCCATCGGCGGCTTCACGAGGAGGTGAAGCCGTTCTACTTCCTCCAACGTTTCATCATCGAGCTTAATGGCGGCCAGCTCGATGATGTAGGGCTGATCCGCGAGCGGCATCGCCGGATTGCCGATCAGGCCTGTGGTTTCCGTGTCAAAGACAATCATGAGAAGGGGTCAGGGAGTTTGGTATCTTCCGCCTCAAGCATGAACGCATAGACGCCCATGTCATGGATGGAGTCGAGATGGGGCGTTTGAAAATCATTGACATAGCGCGTGAGCTTGGACACGATCTGGACCAGCAAGCCCATCCGATCCCAGTCCTGTGCGCCGTGGAGCGTGATGCCGTCCGGGAACAACGCCGCCATCGTCGCCCCGAAGCGATGGACGCTATCGCCATACGTGTCGCCACGCTCCGTAAAGGTGTCAGACGCCTTCTCTAGCAGCTCCGGAACCGATAGGTGGACCTTCGGCATTAGTGGCTACTCCGTCGCGGCTGCAGGCAGGTCAGGCCCATGGCACGCCACATCTCGACAAGCCGGTCATCATCCTCCATCACGAAGTCCACGCGCTGGCCGAAGGGAATAATGGCGCTGGACCAGATGTGTTCATAGACCAAGCGTTTGTAGTCCGTATTCAGGGCGGTAGAATCCGGGGGCCGCATCATCAAGTGATCGCCTGCCGGCACCTCCCACCGGTGCAGCCATGCCTCCGTTTCTGCCCGGAAGTCATTGGTGCGTCCCGTCACATACACCACCCCATGTCCGGCGGCCACCCACACGCGCACCAGCTCGCATTCCGCCTCATGCGGCGGATCATCGACACAGCGCGCATGGAAGGCCTTCCACGCCGCATTCCGATGGGCGCGCGTCAGTCCCGGCCTCCGGGCAACCGCCGCATAGGCAGCGCGATGGGTGCAATCGCTCAGCGTTCCATCAAGATCAATCATAGCCCATTGACGCGTGCTCATAAGCGAATCAGCTGAGTCATGAGACAGAGATTCCGTTCCACAATCCCGGCCACGACGTTAAACCCAATCTCAAACTGCCATCCTGCGTGCCCCTTCGCATAGTAGGGATTGTGGAAGGTCTGGCGCCATGTATCCTCCGTGAACCAGCTCTTATGATCCAAGTCATGCGAAGCCATAGCGCTCCGGTAATGCGGCACCACGATCTGGGCAATGCCTCCGGGCTTCAGCACGCGCTGCATTTCGCGCAGGATCAGTTTCGGATCCGCAAAGTGTTCCAGAAAATGATACGCATGAATCCCACTCACCTCCCCATCCGCATACGGAATCGGCTGACGCTCCGCATTCCATTCCGGATAGTCGAGCGCGAGCGTACAAGGGATTGGACTGAACCCTGCCCCAAGGTTCAGCACAATGCCCTCCGTCGGCATCGGGCGTAATGGGGGGATGGTCCGCTTCATGCCCAGCTGGAAAAAATCATGAAAGGTCATACCGCAATCACCTTTGGCTGAACGGAGGCGTGGGTGGCCCGGTGGATCTGATAGATCTGATCCGGGGGGAGGAGCGTATTGTTGCCCGGCAGATTGGCGGCACTCCCGTAACTCTCGCACGCCTGCGGGTCATAAACATGCCGCTTCACGGGGCATTCTTCTACCGGGAGCGTCGGGAACAGACAGGTGCCGTTCCACGCGCACTGGACACGGAGAAAATCTATCGCCCACGGATGGATCGCCACCACCGCATCGACCAGCGCGCGGAAGACATCCTGAAACTCGCCTTGGGCCTTGACGCAGAGTCGCTTCAGGGCCATGTCGTGCAGGGTGCGCAGGTTCGCCTTGAAGACAATATTGGTCAGGATATTGGTTGGGAGGATTCCGCGCGCGTCCTGCGCATTGGCGCCGTGGCGGAGCAGGTGGTCATAGGAGACGTCAATCGCATCCATCGTCTGGGCATATACGTCATCCATGGTCCCGTGATGGATATCAATATCCGGGACATACGTCGTGCGCACGCTGCGCTTCGTCTCCGGCGTACCGGAGCGCGACATATCGCCCGTCGCCAGATACGCAAACCCCTCCTCCATCTGCAACCCGCGCTGGGTCTGTTGGGCAAAGCTAGTCCCGACGCGATGACGGACTAGCTGATGGGTAAACGCGCGCGTCACCCCTTCAATGGCGAACGTGTAATCGACAAACTCCCACGACGATTGAATGGTGTTGCGCATATACCGCAACTGCTCTGCTTTCTTTTCCTCCGGCCATGCCATGATATCGGTGAGGCCATGGCCCGTCATTTGGAGGCGCGTGTTTTTGGTATACAGCAGCACCTCTAACGCGTTCGGGGTGCTGCTCAGTAGGGTGACCGTCATTTGGAAAATGCCCTCAAGTGGCGGGTGTAATGCGAGCGCTCCATAATCATACGCCGCACAAGGTGGATGTCCTGCACAACGTCATCGAGCAAGATCTGCCGCCACGTGGCAAACCGTCCCACACTGTACAAGTTGTACTGATCGGTCATGGCCAGAATAAACTCGCGCCGCATCGCCTCATCCGCCCGTACCAACTTCCCATACGACTGTCGCTTGTACCCAAGATTATCCACGCCGCGCGCAGCGAGGGGAATCCCAAAATCTTCCAACACCTTCCCCACCCATCCTAAGTCCGGGGGGAAGTCGGTCAGGTATTCGATGATGAGGCGATTGCCGGTAATGGACGCGCGGTAAAAGGGCAACGCGGGATCCGGGTAATAGATCGTTTGGAAGACGTTGACCGGGATGCGCGTCAGCGTTCCGGTCACGGAGTAGATCGCGCGCCATTGGAACGCGTCCTCCGGCACATCCCATCCCACCAGCTTCATCATCATCGGCATCGGTACCGTACTAATCACGGGAGGCGACGCGCGGCTCAATGACTTAAAGTCATTGGCAGTCCATGGTTCGTTGAAATAAATCTTTTTGTTTCCTGCCAGCCGTGCCAAAAAGTCATCCGGCGCGATGTATCGCGCCACCGGGTCAAGGTTCATAATGCTCCGTTCCGCAATCGTCCCGGAGACTTTATGGGCATACTGGTTGATGTCGGTAATGGTCGCGACATTCCGCACCTCGCGACGGACCTTGACGCCTTTCGTCACAACGACACGCTGGAAGTCTTGCTTGGTTTCTCGGGCGACGGCATCCGAACGGAACCGCAACAGGGCCCCGTGATTATCCGGGAGCGACGCTTGGGCGTCGGTAACGGTGACGGACTCGCCACGGAATATCTCCGCAGCGAGCAACCCGGCCATCCCGGCCCCCACGATGTTAATGGGGGTGGTCAAAATGCCTCCATTGGCACGCCACGATCGCGCGGCACGCGGCCCTTCCGTTTCGCCCGTTTCCCGTAGTTACTCGATCCGGGCCCCAAGTCCCGGACCAACGACGGATCGTGCTGCTTGAGGAGGGCGCGCATGCGCAGCTGAAAGTTGGGACGCTCCTCCAGCGCCTCTACAATCACGGCCCATGAGTCGCCGTTGGCGCGCATCCGCGTGACCAGATCCACGACGGCCTGCGGGATTGCTTTGATCTTGGCGCCCCGCTTCGCGTCTCCCGGTGTTTTAGGGGCGGAAGGGGTATTTGCCTGCGGAGGGTGCTTCGGCACGGGAGGCGTGGCCGGGGGCGCTTCCACAGGAGGCGTGGCCATGGGGGCACGGGCCAACACCTCCAACACACCTTCTAGGCGTCGCTCCGCCGTGGCGCGATCTGCGAAGCGCTTGATGGGACGGTCGGGCTGGACGCTATTGAAGAGCTTCACCAGTACCGGGAGCGGGATCTGGGACAAATCGCGATCCGTGGCCGGGAAGGCCGTGAGGATAGCGGCGGCATCGCTCGCCTTCGCGCACCGATACACACCCCCATTGGGGAGCACGGCATAATGGGATACTTTGGACATGGGTCAGTTCTCCGGAGAAAGAGGGGTGGAGGCCGCACGAAGCTTCCGTGCGACGGGACGCGCGTGCCACCGCGCACTGTCGCTGCCGGAGAGCAGGTGGCCGTCATGATCCACGGCGACGCAGCCGGACAACACGCGCCCCCGCTCATCATAGAGACGGAAGGGGCTGGAGACGGGACGGACGCAGGTTCTGCAGATCATAAGAGAGGTCTCTGAGGAGGAGGAGGAGGCGAGTTAGGCCGCGACGGCGAAACCCATGTGGATAACGTGGAGGGATCCTTCCCCGATGAAAACGGCGAAGTAGCGCCCCGTGGCATCGACGGCGATCACGTGACGGCGATCCGACAACCCTTTCTTCGCTACGGCCTTCTCGGCGTTGGCGACGGTGGCGTAGGTGTTCGGCATCTTTTCATTGAACAGGCGCTGGGTGGTCATGGTCGGAATCTCCGTCAGAGGTCTAGGGGTGGGCCGCTGGTCGCGTCCCGCACACTTAGGAATATCGGCCAGTGGTCTTGAAAAGTAAAGGGCCTTGGGTGAAAATCTTTTTTACCGCATCACCTCATACCCGGTACGCGAGCGCGGCAGGACCACATGGAGCCCCTCGCGGCAGCGCGTCGCCCCGACATAAAACACGCGGTGTTCCGTGTCCGGCCTCTGGCGATAGCTGAGGGCGGTGCGTGCGCTAAAGTCCGTCAGCATGAGCACGTGATCGGCTTGTGCACCCTTGACCCCATGGATCGTCTCGATGTGAATGCGCGGGGGCTGGGTTAAGCGCTCGCCACGACGGAGACAGGCGTGGTAAAAATCTCGCGCATATCGCGATAGCCCCTGCAGCGCCTCATACCACGGCAAGGCCGCCAAGCCGTCCGATATGCGCAGCTGCGCGAGCGAGTAGCGCTGCAGCTCGCGCAGCTGGGGCACCGGAAGATCCAGCAGCTTGAGGAGGGCGCGTGCTTCGCGCGCCGAGCAGTCGGGCAGCTTGCCGGTGCGCAGGCGCTCCCATAGCTGCATAGAGGCGACATGCTCCGGCTGGACGGCAAGGCCGGAACGCTTGGCGTAGTTGTAGCCCTGCTCCCGCACCATGGCCTCTAGCTGGGTCAACAGGTAGCCATTCCGTGCCAAGAGGAACCATGTGCCGTCGCTGAGGTCGGCGTCCTCCGGATGATGATGGAAGGTGACGCTGCCTTCCCGCGCGCTTGGGGTAAAGGGCTTGGCATAGCGATGGGTGATTTGATGGGCGATGGTATTGGCAAACGCGTGGACGCGTCGCGGCAACCGATGCGATTGCGGTAAGACTTCCGGCGTGGTAGAGAGGGCGAGGAATCGTGCGACATCCGCTCCAGCCCAATGATAGATGGCCTGATCGTCGTCTCCGCCCACATACACGCTCGCGCATCCGCTGAACGCACGCTCGACAGCGGCCCATTGCGCCGCCGTCAGATCCTGCGCCTCATCGATGATCGCGATCTCAACATTGACCGGCGTTCCCTGTTCGGCATAGCGCACCACCATGTCATTAAAATCCATCTTGTCTACATCCTCCTTGTACCGGCGCAGCGTCTCCGCAAAGCGCCACAATCGCTGTTCCCCCACCTCCTCATTCAACACCGCGCGCGCCTCTTCCACGCTGCGCCGCGTCGTGGCGGCAAAATCGACAACCCGTCGCATCACATCCCCCATCGCGCGTTCCCGGTACTGCCCCACCTCATCCCCCTCCATCGTCAGCGCGCTGCCGGTAATCGTCTCCCCCACCAGCGCGCTAAAGGCGAGCCAATCCGTCTCATCCATGACCTCATCCTTCTCTACCCCCATCTGCGCATAGGCAAGGCTATGGATCGTCCGGAACCATGGCAGATCGTGCTCCGGATCGAGTCCAAACTGCACCGCTGCCCGGTGCTTCGCTTCCTGTGCGGCGACCTTGGTAAACGTCACAAAGGCAATCGCGCGCGACGGAATCCCGGCCCCCAGTGCCTGCTCCATAATCTGCAGCAACCGGGTGGTCTTGCCGGTGCCCGGCCCTCCCAGAATGAGGTGTAGATTTTTCACGTGATATCCGTGTGTTTCTTGCCGCGACAGATGCCGAGAATATGGGCCGTCTGATAGACGGGCCCACCCTCCGTCGCCATGCCGGTGACGAACTTCGGACACCCGCAGGTATCAAGGTACGGATCATTACCATAATTCAGATCCTCTACCGCTTCAATCGGACGCGCGCACAGCGGACAATATTGCCACGTGGATTCTTTCCAGTGCAGTTGAATCGGCCCCTGACAGCCGATGCTGTAGTAACGGAGTTGGGAGAGGGGCGAGCGTCGGTCAATAATGGCACCCGTAAAAAACCACTGACACGTTGACGGCATGGAGAAGACACTATGTGACATAAGAGCTAAGCCCCCGCAAGAATGGTAAGACGTTGCGACGCGCGCGTGATGCCGGTATAGAGCCACTGTTGGCGGAGCTTTGGTTCCCACTTGCCAAACCCATCATCCCAAATCGTTACCCCGCTCCATTGCGAACCTTGGGCCTTGTGGACGGTAATCGCATAGCCATAATCAAACTGGCACAGCGGCACGCTCGCTGGCGCAAAGGCCAGCGGATCTTTCCTTGCGGAAGTAAACGGCGCGCTGTCCACCAACAGATCATGCCTCAGCTCGCCCTCATAGCGAATGGTGAGGCTGAGCGCCTCCTCATCCATCGGCACCGCGTCGCGATGGGCCGTACACAGAACGCCATTCAGCAGTCCCAGCTGATGGTTATTCCGAAGGCACACGAGCACATCGCCCTGCTGGGGCAAGCGATCCCCATAGCCCAAGTGGTGACGGATGCGACGGTTCAGCTTGGCGCGGGAATCATTCCGCCCACACACAAGCTGACCGGCGTGGGTGGTGAGCCATTGATCGTCCACCATCTTCTTGCTCATCTTCCGTGCCGTCCCGTCCAACGCGCCCGCAGGAATCGAGCGCCCTTCCCGCACCATCGTCGCCCAACGAATGATCGGGGAATCGGCGGCTTGACGGGTGATGTCGGTCAGCATGCTGTCGGGCTTCCCCTCCGTGAAATATCCCGTGCCCTCAATCGGCGGCAGCTGGCCCGGATCCCCCAACACCAGCACCTTCCGCGTCACCGCCAACACATCGTTGGCGAGCGCCTTCCCTACCATCGACACCTCATCCAAGACCAACAGCCGTGCCTGCTTGAGGACGCTATCCGGATTGTGCGTAAAACGGGGGCGCTGGTAGGCCGCGCGCGCGGCCACAAAGTCGGCCATGCGTTCGGCATAGTCCGTGTGATGGGCGGGGGTGTGCTCCAGTAGTTCCTTGGCGCGTTGGACGGCCACCGGATCGCGCGCGCCGGGATGATAGAGCAGGGCATGGAGGGTGGTCGCGTTGTCGCAGCCCCGCTCCCGCAGCACGCTGGCCGCTTTGCCGGTAAAGGCCGCAAAGCGCACGGTGCCCGTTTCCTGTTCGGCTAAATACTTGGCCAAGGTGGTCTTGCCGGTGCCGGCAAAGCCGAACAAGCGATACACCTGCGGCGAGTGGGGATCTCGGAGCCAGCGCCCTACGCTGTCGAGGGCGGCAGCTTGCTGCGGGGTCCAGATTAACGCGTCCATACTTCGTCCGTCTTCAGGAGGATGTGGAGGAAGGCCGTGAGGATATAGGCCGTGTGTACATTGTCGTTACATAAGGGCCACACCTGTGCACGCTGAATCGGATCGCCATGGAACGCGAGCACAATCGTGCCGATGGGATCGGCTGCCCGGTGCCATCCGCCAGCGATGCGTTCGACGGCCACCCACTCGGCGTCCCGGACATCCGTCCTCAGCCGAAGCATGTACCGGGTTGCGTCGCCCGGCTCTAGCACCGCGTACACGATGCTAGGGCCCTTGTACAGGGCGGTGCGAAGGCTGGCCAGCGAGTCATAGTCAGCCTTCGGCGCATAATCATACTGCCGCGCATAGCGCGCAACATCGGGGTCCATCGGGATTGGCGTCATCACGCGAGAGGTCTAGGGAAGGAAAGGGGGGGGCGAAGCGCGCTACATATCTTCGCTGCTAAGGCGGTGAATAGATATATCGGCGGATTGCTCGGGGAACGCCGCCACGCTCCAACAGTTACACATCCGTCCGCCGATGTTAAACTCATGATGGGTCGCGCCACGCTCCCGCAACCATGTCCAGATCTTGCGCTCCGTAATGCCCGTCATGCGTTGCTGTTCGCAGAAGGCCTTAAAGTGGGCCGCGCGAAAGTACACGCGCCCCACGGCCACCTGCTCGCCGTAGCGCGTCGCGTCGGCAGGGGCTGGGATCCACGGCTTATCATTGAGCAGCTCATCGCGAGACTTCGCCCGTGCGCGTCCCGTGGTATAGGTCTGCAGGTGGGTCCACATCGTCCCCTCCGGCGACGCATCGGGCGGAGCGGGAATCACTTCCACGCTGTCGAGCTTCTGCCGAATGAGCGCGCCCCATGTGGTGGCCTTCATCGCGCGCGGCCACTTGTTGAGGGTCTCAATACAGGCGCTATGGAAGCATGCTTGATCCTTGAGCTGGTCGGTGGCGAGTTCAATGCGCGACCCATCCACATCCCAAATCCATGTCGGCGGCGTGGTGTCGAGCTTTACCAAACTCCCAAACACCACCCCCGGATCATCGTCCCCGCCGCCAATGCCGAACTTGCGCGTGAGACAGATTTGCCGATTACACGCCTGCGCAATCGGGCTCTCGTGGCACGTGTACTCATAGGCCTTGCGATTGATGGAGCGGGTGAGCTGGGCCATCTCCTTATGGCCGCGCGGATTATTGATAAACGGCTCATTGTTGTACGCGTCATAATGCAGCTCCCATGTATCGCCGTACCGCTTCCGACAATACACGCCCAAGTTGAAGAGCATCTTGTTACTCTGCCCGTCGCCTGCGCCGCCCTGACCGGCGATACACTGTAAGCACGGCGGCCCATCGGCCAACAAATCGCCAAAACTTAAATCCATGGCTAACGCAATGTTGTCTAACTCGCTCGCCGTCAGGGCTAACGTGTCCGCGAGCGTCAGAAACTCACTCAGCGTGAGCTTTGTGCCGTCGCTCCGCACCGCATAGCGCGCGCCGAAGCTCTTCAGCCCGGCATTAAAATAGGGCAAGTTGATCCAGTTGCCGAAGTCGCGCGGCCCTGCCAAGCGGACTTGCTTGGGGAAGACTTCCACGCCCGCAAAGCCCAACGCCACGCTCCACTCCATCAACTTCGTCCGTAACGCCAGCGCCGTTACCTCCTCACTGGTAAAGCAATACAGGTGTACGCCGCCACTCTTGCTCCGGCACGGAATCAACGGCAACTCCAGCCGCAGTACGTCGCGCGCAATCGCGTTCAGGCTGGGGGCCTTGTCCAAGTCCACATCAATCGCCCCCCATCGCACGGTGCCGTTGTCGGTAATCGGCACGATGCCGATGCCATACACCCCACTCACGTGCCCCTCCATCAGGGCCTCCGTCGCGGGGGCGTGAATGGTTTCCGTGAATCCCTTTTGCTTCCCGTCCCGTTCCCGCTCTGGGCCTTCGGGGCGGAAGTGACCATGGGCGCGCGAGAGTCCGGTAAAGCGGGTAAAAAAACGCGCGGCCAATGCGCGTACCGATTCCGTCATGGGCGTTAGTAGGGGCGAGAAGAAAAAAGGGTGCCGTGCGGGCCCCCGCGATTCTGCGGGGGCCCGCACGGCACCGCGACACTACATCTCCATGTCCGATTCCATCGTGACGTCTGCCGTATCGTGATCGGCCCCGCTCTGCTCATACGCGGCAGTGATGCGGCCTGCCGTGACAAGGCTCCGGAAGGCCTTGGCCGCGTGATACAGCTCGCTGTTCGGACTCAGGCGCGATCCGCGTGCATCGCCGTGGTCAAACTCGATGGTAAACTTGAACCATGTGTTTTCTTTCTTCTGATGAAACACCGTGCCCAAGCGGTATCGGTGCGCAAACATCGGCGGGATCCGGCGACGCCCATCCGGCGTCAGCACCGTGACATTCTGCGCCTTCGTCATCCAGCGCTTGTAGGTCGCGATCTGGGAACTGGCGAAGCTAATAATCACCCGTTCAAACGTCCCATCGGCGGCCACACACAGGGCAAACACACTAAACGTCTCCACCAACTCATTGCCCTCATGGATGGCCACCTTCCCATACTGCCGCTCGCGCCCCAACACGGCAGTGACTTCCGGCGCATCCGGCTCATACACCGCCACCAATCCGCCCCCATCATCCTTCGGAATCCATTCAATGTACTGGCGCGTGCGATGGACCGGGATCACGCACACGCCCGTTTCCTTTCCCTCGTACATCGCGCCACTGGCCGTGTTGAAGAGCATGCCGGCCTTGGCGCCCTTGACGTACTTCGGATTGTCCTCCTCCACTTGGGGCGATCCTTTCTGGAAGATGGCCAGAAACGGCACCGACACATCATCCGCCGTAAAGTCTTCAAATCCTGCCTCAAAATCTTCCTCCTCATACGCGCTCACGCTGACCGGCGTGGCCTCCGTCGTCACTAGCTCGAACCGCGACGCCACGGCCTCATCCGGGGCCGGGGCCGTCGTCTCGGGGGTTGCTTTCTTCGCCATACAGGGTATCCTCTCGTGTGTGATCGTACAATGGTGGATGGCTGGTTTATTTATGCGTCCGCCATCCTCAAGACGCCCCTGCCTACCGCACCACGCGCACCGGCGAGAAGAAGCCAAAGGCTGGCGGAATGGCCTCGCCGGCAGCGAGACGCTCGCGCACCCACTTCAACATCGTCGGCCCAGCGAGCGTTTCCGTTTGCTCGACGGTGACGCCGGGCAAGTCCGACGCGACGCGTGCGAGCGCGTCCGCGAGGGGGCCCTGCGCGCGGGGGAAGTCGATGCGGAGGGTGGTCTTCAATAAATCGCTCCGCCCGCACGCGTGCAGATACGCATACGCAATCGGCTTCTGATCCGAACGCACGCTGGCCCGAATGTCGCGCTCAAACGTAATCACGCTGCCGTCGGGCAGGCGTGCGCCGTCATTCAGGTGGTCATGCGTAATGAGGTCCACCATGGCGTGTTGCGTCAGATAGGCATGGCGCGCCTTCAGATCCTTCACCGTTTCTTCGGCGGCGAGGAGGGCCGTTTCCGTGGCCGCAATGTCGTCCATAACGGCGAGCATCAGGGCACTGATTTCCTTCAGCGACATAAGAGGTCGGGTGACAAGTTAAAGGGAGGAACTACGGCTGCGGTTGCCGACAATCGCGGCCCAATACAGGGCCTCGTCTACCGTCTCCACCTTCATCCGCTCATACAACACGCTCAGCGTTTCGGCCGCAAGGAGATTGTCCGCGCTCACCAACAACTCCACCGCCTGCTCGGGAGCGGGATTGCTTGTCCGCCCCATCACGCCGACGAACGCATAGGTGGCCTTCATGAGGGAGGTGTAGCTAAGCTCACACAATGCCTCGGTCACCTCTACGTCCTCGCTGCGCGCCAGCAGCTCTCCGCGTCGCTTCAGGGCCCCCGCATGGGCGACGGCGGCGAGAATCATGTGCTTAATGGGCAGACAGAGGGAGCTGGTCATTGGTTCGGAAGTCTAGGGAGAGGTCAGGAACGGACTCGGAGTTTACTTGTCGTGGCGCACACGCGCTAGGCACTCGCGTCCAGATCAATCTGTACCACACGATACGCCCGATTCACGCGCGACCAATCGAGCAGCGCGATGCGTCCCTCATTCGCCTCCGCTGCCGCGAGCGTACACAGGGCAATGAGGCCCGGATGGCCCAACGGCACCAAATAATCGCCGTCCCCGAACGTCGCCAGTGCCAGGCGCGCGCGCTCCAGATAGCTCGCCGTATCGTCCAGCAGCGTGCGATCCGTTATCTCGCCCCACGTGAAGCAAAAGCGCACCTCCCCGAACGGGGTCAACGTCGCATAGTTAATGCGCGGCACCGCCACGCCCGTCGGGCTCATCTTCAAGGGCTCTTGTACCACATACACACGACTCATAGTGTCTAGATCCAGTCCGAAAGAGACGCGTCACCCGTGAGGAGGTCGGCAACGCTTTTGTTGGCGCGCAGGGCCCGTCGTATCGTCCAGTCAATCGACTCGCGTTGCGCGCGCGCACTGAGCGGGTCCAGATCCCCACTCAGCCCAATCAGGTCCGTGTACGTCACGGGGGCGATCGTGCCAATGCGGTGGGCGCGATCTTCGGATTGAAGACGACGGCGCAAGCCAAAATAGTTCGCATAATAAATAACACTCGTGGCCCGATACAGATTGAGGCCCTTGGCGCCCGCAGCCGGATTGCTGAGGAAGATGTCCAGGGTGCCGTCCATAAAGGCCCCCTTCACGCGCAGGCGGTCCTCTGCCGACACGCGCCCATCGTACACCCCCACCCGCAGGCCCCACGCGGGGCCCGTCAGTACGTCGCGCAACAGATCGAGGTCGGCCTGATACCGGGTCCAGATGATCGTCGGATAGTGCGCCGGAGGCCGCGCGCGCAGCACCGCCGCGAGGGCGTTCACGCGCGGGTTCTCTTCCGGCGTCATGAGCCACTCCGTGGGCTGCGTCACCGCCCCGGACCACGCGACATCGAGCGGCACGAAGCCATTCGCAATCTGTTGGAGGCGGAGGGCGAGCGTTAACACGTGCTCCGCCGTCACCGTCCCGCCGCTGTCGAGCGTGGCCCGGAGCGTGGCCCGGAGCGTGCGCATGAGGCGCGTCTGACCGGGGGTCAGCTCGAAATAGTGCGCCGAGAAGCGCTTCGGCGGGAGGTGGGGCAGGACGTCGGCCTTGGTGACGCGGGAGGTGTACGGGGCGACGGCCTCCCGGAATCGGTCCAGCGCCTTCAGCATCGGGGTCCCGTCGCGCGCCTTCCGCAACAACTTCACCGGACGCGCCCCCGTCACCCGTTCCCATGCCCGCCACTCGCCATGCGCCCCCTTCATCGCCCCATACGTCGGCGCATAGCCCAAGATCCCCGGATCCAGAAACCGATACGCCGCCCACATGTCCCATGGGAGGCCATTCGTCGGCGTCCCATCCAAGCACCGCCGAAACGGCGCCAACCGCGCATAGCGAAGGATCGTGCGCGTGCGCACGGCACTGGGGCTGCTAAAGTCCGACGCCTCATCCAAGACCAGGAGGCACCGCCGCGTCGCGAGCATCAGCTGAAACGCCTTCTCCAAGGCCGGCACCTTGCCCACGGCTTCCGTGTTCACGCAGAAGATCGGGAAGGCACTCCCGCGCACAAACGCCGTAAAGGGCTCACTAAGCACCCTAGCACGCGATTTGCCGTGTTTTAACGCCTCACGGGTACGCTTGCCCTTCGCGGTGCGTTCGGCCCCGCTCCGCCACACGTAGGAGGTCGCCCGGATAATGTCGGGCATGTGGGCCGGAATCTGGTCCAGGGCCCACTGGACGTGCACGCCGTTCGGCGCACACACGATCATCCCGTCAATCGCCCCGTTAAGCGCGAGATACGCGGCGGTATTGAGCGTGACCCAGCTCTTCCCGGTGCCCTGCTCCATGGCGAGATAATGGCCCCTGGCGCGACAGCTGGCCTGAAGGATGGCGCGCTGCGCGGGATAGAGGGGCTGGGTTTTGTAGGGGAAGGAGGTCATAGGCATCCGAGGTCAGGGCGAGGTGTTACCCCTAGAGTAATCCACAGGGGAAGGGGGCGGGGCTATTGGCTACTACGCGTAAGGCGCGATGCACACACACACTGTGTTCTCAAAGTGCGATTCACCGGAGAAGTAAACTAGCTTTTAGATAACCCCAGACGCTACAACGACATAGATGCATAGGCGATCCCTATTAGATAAACCAAGATTTCACCCTGCTCTCAGAGGGGAAACGGCGGCCCTATTAGGTTATGCGATATTCTACTGGATACGGCTAGTACTAGTAACTTATCAATTCGCGCGAGCACTTAAAATGGATTTTCAGAATGAATTTCATTTTAGATCCCCCTAGTAATAGGGCACGAAGTATTGGGGTATACGCAGTTTGTTCGGGCATTCTCCGTATGGAACCCGAACAAAATCTTTGGGGTATCTTCGGGAGCTTCGGCCCTCCTTCGGGCCATGTATACTTCGGCGTATCTTCGGCCAAGGGAATCTTCGGCGTATATTCGGCCTTCCTGTCTCCGCCGCGTTGGGCCCTATATTTGGGGAATCTTCGGGGACTCTCCCGTTGACGCCCTCATGCGGGTAGCTTGGCTCATGGACCAGCCTGTTAAGAAACGCCCTATTGGACGCCCCAAAGGTTCCGGTGATGGAGGGGATGAGTACCATGTGCGGCTCAATAAGCACGCCTTTCGCTTTGCCCTGTTGGGGTATGCGGAGGAAGAGATTGCGAAGGCACTGGGGATCGGCTATGCGCAGTACAAGAAATGGAAGGTGCGCTACCCCGCGTTTCGTGACTGGATCGAAAAAGGGCGTGCGCGTACCAGCACGCGCGTGGCGAAACAGCTGCTCAAAAATGCGCTGGGCTTCTGGGTGGAAGAATCCGAAACGCGTACTGCCGGTGCCACAACGACCACCATCGTCCGACGCAAGTATGTCGCGCCCAATACGACGGCGCAAATCTTCTGGTTGAAGAATCGCGCGCGCAAACACTGGTACGACATGGTGGCCCTTCCGGCACTCGCGCCGATTGATCCGGATGACGCAGGGCGACAGATCCGTGATGCGGTGAAGACGATCCGCGCACTGGAAGGGCTGACGGATGACGCACGCTAGTGTTCGGATGCCCAATGGATTGCGCGCATGTTGCGCGACTGTCCGGGATGCCTGCGCCCATGGCCCGTTCCTCTTGACCAGCCTCCCGATTGCGGATCGCGAGACGGCATGCGCCGTGGGCTGCTCCGGGGCCGGGATGCCGGGATGCTGAGCAAGCGTTGGTATGCGCTCCGGCCCATCGCATCGCAAATGGAATACATTCGCTCGCCCCATCGGTTCAATGTCGTCCCGGCAGGCCGACGTTCCGGTAAGACGGAGCGTGCGAAGCGGAAGCTGGTTTATCGGGCACTGGATACCTCTCTGCTCAAGCACCCGCATGCGGCGCGTTTCTTTGCCGCCGCACCGACGCGCGATCAGGCGAAGCGCATCTGGTGGGACGATTTGTGTGCGCTGAGCAAACCCTACTGGGCCAAGCCGCCCCTGTCGGGCGAGTTGATGATCTTTCTGCAGAATCAATCCATGATCGCCATCATTGGACTCGATAAACCACAGCGCATCGAGGGCACGCCGTGGGATGGCGGGGTGGTGGATGAGATTGCCGACGTCAAGGCCGACGCATGGACCAAGAATATCCGTCCCGCGTTGTCGGATCGTCAGGGCTGGTGCGATTTGATTGGCGTCCCGGAAGGCCGCAATCACTACTATGAGCTGTATGAAGCGGCACGCGCCCGCATGCTGAAGGATGGGCGGAAGAGCGAGTGGGGGGCCTACACGTGGCACAGCGCGCAGGTGCTGCCACCGGAAGAGATTGCCGCGGCCAAGGCGGATCTCGATGAGCTGGTGTTTGATCAGGAGTATGGGGCCAGCTTCATCAACTTCCAAGGCCGTGCGTATTACAACTTTGGGGAAGCCAATAAGCTTCCCGTGGCGCAGCTTTATAACCCACGGGCCCCGCTCCTGATCATGTTTGACTTTAACGTTGCGCCCGGTGTGGCGGTCGTGGCCCAAGAGATACGCCTGGCGACGCTGGGGAATGTCGTGGCAACGTGCGTGATTGGGGAGGTGTGGATCCCGGATGCCAGCAACACGGAACTCGTCTGTGCGCGCTTGGTTAAGGATTGGGCCACGCGCCATCAGGGGACAATCGAGGTCTATGGGGATGCGACGGGCGGTGCGCGGAAAACGTCCGGGATTACCGGGAGCGATTGGGACATCGTCAGGCGCGATTTGCGCCGGGGATTTGGCGCCAATCGCGTGGCGTTCTATGTCCCCAATGCGAACCCAACGGAACGCAACCGGGTCAATGCGATGAACACGCGCTGTCGGACCCATGATGGGACGATGCGGCTCTTGGTCGATCCGTCTGCCGCGCCTCACGTGGCGAAGGATCTGGACGGGGTACAGGTGGTTGAGGGAGGGTCAGGGGAGATTGATAAAAAGAAAAATAAAGTCTTGACGCATATCTCTGACGCCTTGGGCTATTATGTGGTGTTTCGCTTCCCGATTGGCAACACGGGCGTTTCCTTCTCCACTACGCTGCGAGCATAAGATGAACCTAGATGAGATGGCCCGTGATGCAGCCAAGCCCCGCTACATGCGCGAAGAACTGCGCGCGATGCTGGGCACGCTCCAGATGATGGATCGGCTTTGTGCCGGGCCCAATACCATGTGGAGCCACGCGACGGAATACATTCGCAAGTGGCCCGATGAAGATCCAGAGGTGTACCGCATACGACGGACCTGTGAGCCTATTTTTATGGGCTTAAATCGCACCATTACCGCAGGCGTCGGGATGCTGTGGGGGAAGGAACCGCTCACGATTTGGAATGCCTCAGCGTCCCTCACCAAGCCCCTCGCGGATAACATCGACGCGGAGGGCACCAAACTGTCCGTCTTTGCCAAGCAGTACACGGAACTTGTCCTGCGGCACGGGCTGGCCCTGCTCTTGGTCGATCATACGGCCTCCCCCAAGGATCCGTCAGGGAGGCCCATCGTTATCACCAGTGCCAATGAGGCCCGGTACAACCTCCGGCCTTTGTGGAAGATGTACTCACGGCTGGATGTGTTAAACTGGTCGGAAACGGTGATCAATAACGTGAAGACGTTGACCATGATCACGCTCGCAGAATCCCTCACCGAGCAAGAGGGCGAGTATGGCGTGGCGTCGGTGCAGCTGTTCCGCGTCCTCCGGCTCCAGCCGATTGAGGGGGTCTTGACGGCGACATGGACCCTGCTGCGGGAACGGGAGTCCTCAGATGGCGTGATCAGTTATGAGAAGGTGAGCAGCGGCATCTTCCGGAACCAACAAGGGCTCCCGGCAAGCTTCCTCCCAATCTCCGTTGCCTATGCGGGGCGGAAGGTGGGCGCATTTACGTGCGATGTACCGTTGGAAGGGACGGCGCATGCCAATATCGGGCACTGGGAGTATGCGACCGATCTCAAGTTCAATCGGCGCGTGGCAGGGTTTGAGCAGATGATCATCAGTGGCGAACTGCAGCGCGATCCGACGCAGCCGGATGATGCGGTGCCCACGGTCAAGTTTGGCCCCTTGGTGGTGATCCATCTCATGCAGGGCGGCTCCGTCGTATGGAGTGGGCCGAGTGGGTCTGGTCTCGCCCAGCTGGAGCAGGGCCAGCGGGAGAAGTTGGAGCAGATGGATCAGATGGGGCTAGGGTTCTTGGTCCAACAGAATACCGTGCAGCAAACGGCCACCGAGAAGGCCATCAACAGCTATGCGCAGCTCTCGACCCTGAGCACGGCAGGGATCGCGATTGCGGACGCGGTGAATCTGGCATGGGAGCATACAGGGTGGTACTACGGGGTGGAGAAGGCCGATTGCCCGGTGATGACGATCAATACCAACTTTGTCGATGGGAAGTTGGGGGCTGATTCGGTCAATGCGTATGTGACGTTGGTTAAGGCTGGCTTCCCCAAGATGCTCGTGCTCACGGCACTGAAGGATGGCGGATGGATTGCGGAGGATGCGGATTTGGATACATTGCTCTTGGATTGGGAAGGGGATCTGGCAGCGGAGCGGGAGGTGATGGTGGCCGCAGCGGAAGCGATGCGCGCGCCGGAGGAGGAGGAGGTGACGCTATGACGCAAACGCCTGCCCAGCGTCGCCTCATTCTCGCGTATCGCGCCGAGCTACAGCGCATGGAACCGTCGATGCGTCGTGCCTATGCGCGCGCATGGCACTGGCTCACGGAACAGATGACGACGGAGGTGATGGTGGCGCGATTAGATGCCGGCATGCCGCTGACCGATCTCATCCCGCAATCCATCTTGGATCGTGCCTTTGCTCCCGTTCAAGCGCAACTGCGGGAGGCCCAACGTGCGGGCGTTCAGATCGGCGCGCGCCAGCTCCCGACACGGGGGCTGGATTTGGGGATTAGCTTCAACACCCTCTCGCCGCGTGTGTTGGAGGGGATCCGGACGCTTGACGCACGGATCCTGAGTGGGGCGAAGGCCGAAGTGCGGGAAACGCTCCGGCAGTTTGTTGAAGCCGGGATCACCGAAGGCAAAGGCTCTCGCGCCATTGCGCGCACGATGCGGGAGGTGGTCGGACTGGCACCGTCCCATGAAGAACACATCCGAAACTATCGCCGGAAGTTAGCGAAGGTGGGGCAGCGAAAGCTTGGCGGGGCGCGCAGCCCGAGTGCGTTAGAAAACGTCTTGCGCGACAAGCGCACGGATGCGAAGGTGCGTCGCGCGGCACGCGACGGCATCCCGCTCACTCCGGAGTATATCACGAAACAAGTCCAGCACTATACCCGCAAGTACATCGCGTGGCACGCCGAGACGGTAGCCCGGACGGCGACGCTTGATGCGTTTCGCACCGGTCAGGCGAGTGCGATGGAGAGTGCGATGGAGCGGGGCTACATCACGCCTTCGGAAACGCAAAAGATTTGGACCACGGTGGGGGATAGTCGCGTGCGTCCAGAACATGTGGGCATGAATGGAGAACGGGTGCCCTATACACAACCCTTTAGCAACGGCCTCATGGTGCCGAATGAATGGAACTGCCGCTGTCTGGTCACCTATGATATCCGTCCTGCTGGTAGCCGAACACGCGAGCAAGCAGTGGCGATTATGCGCGAGCGAGGGAGCTTAGCCCCTGTATGACGACGTTGAGTGATATTCCGTCCACGGCGCACTTTGATTTTGCGTGTCCGTTCTGTCAAGTCCATCACGGTACTTTAACTAGACTCAGCACGGCCATGGCGACGCATCTCACCGTCGATGTAGAGTCGGGACGGTTTGAGTTTCGCGGGATTCAGTGTTCCGCGTGTAGTAAAAAGATTTGCGCCACGGCAACCCTGAACAAACCTCTTCCCAACCCGTAGTGGAAGCTGGGCACGTCACCCTCCATCAGGACATTTTATGTTCAAAAAGTTTACCGCATTTGATCAGATCCCCAAAGACGCCCAGAAGGATGCCCTTGAGCTCAAGGATGGCACGTGGGTTATCGCGGAAGCGCCCGCAGATCTGACCCTGCTCCAAGCGTCCGTGGCCACGCTTGAACAAACGGTGAAAAATATCCGGCGCGAGAAAGATGACGCCGTCGCGCTGGCCGCCATTAACGGCAGCACCGCCGCTGAGGCAAAGCGCTTGCTAGAGGCCAAGGAGGCCAGCGGGCAGCAGACGGATGTCAAGATTGCCGATATGCTCAAAAAATGGGAAGCCGACACGGCTGCCGCCGTCGCGACGGCGGTTGAGAAAAAGGATCGTGAGATTGGCCTCCTCTCAGAGCGCGTGACCAAGTATGATCTGGACGATGTGCTGGTGGCCGCCTTCAAGGAGTCCGGGGGCCGGGACGATCGCGCAAAGCGCGCCATTGCGCAGGCGAAGCTTGACGGCTGGACGTTGGTGGATGGGAAGGCCGTCAAAAAGGATAGTAGCGGTACCGTCCTCACCATTTCCGCCAAGGAGTTCTTCACGACCGACATGAAGAAGGAACTCCCCGAGTGGTATGACGGGACGAAGGGCGACGGTGGCGGCGGAACGGGCGGTGGCGGGGCCAACGGGAGTGCCTTCCGAAAGGATGGCAGCCCGAAAAATCCTACTGCGATGACGACGGATGAACGGCGCGAGTTCATTGAACAAAACGGGCCTGCCGCCTATACCAAGCTGCTCAATGAGTCGCTGGCGACCAATACCAACAGCCCCGCCAAATAAGTTCCCGCCCCTACCCGAAATGCCGTCAACCCGTTAATCTGCTCCGCAGTCGTTACTACGCTCGACTGCGGGGCAGATCGCAGCACGCATATGGCGCGATGTCTATGACGGGGCTGGCCGGTGGCGCGATGCTGCTGAGTGATAAGGATGCGAGATTGGCGAGTGGCGCGATGCCCCGCAATCCGCCACGGCTGCTCCACAGACCTGTGGGCTCCAATCTCTCCCTTATGCTTTCTCAATCCATGCGCACTTTCAAGACGGCCACCGTATGGGGGCTGCTGACCCTCCTGCCCGTATTCCTGCTGACGATTTTTGGCGTCCCTGCGGACGTATTGACGTTCAGCCCCACGACGTTGGACATTACCACAGGCTTGCTATTTATTGGCGCCATTGGTACGGTCAACGACATGGTCATCTATCACGCCGAGTTTCAAACCGGCCTCATCGAGTCCCTCACGCAGTTCCTCAATGCGTTTAATGAGGCCAGCCGTGGCTCGATCCGTCTTGTGCCGAATGCCCTCAGGGGCCACTACAACAAGTATGCCTTTTTCAAGGATATTGCCGGCCTCGTCACCCGTCGTGACATTACGTCGGTGAGTTCGGTGACGCCGCTCGCCATGACGCAGGATGAAGTGATTGGCGTGAAGATCAACCGCAAGGTCGGCCCCGTATCGCAGACGCTCGATGCGATTATGAAGGTGGGCATGACGGAAGAGGAAGCGTCACGCGCCTTCGGCAAGTTGGCCGGAGAGCACAAGATGCGCGACATGCTGAATACGGGCCTCATTGCCTTGGAAGCGGCCATCCAGTCCGTCCCATCGATGAACTTGGACATTACGGCAGAAACGGTAAAAACGACCACCACGCAAACCATGCAGTCCGCCATTGCTCGCATGGGCGATAACGGCCAGAAGATCGTCTGCTGGGTCATGCACAGCAAGCCCCATTACGACGTACTGGGTCAGCTGTTGACGGATAAGGTCACAGGCCTTGCCGACATCGTCACCATTCAGGGCGCCATTCCCGCGCTGTTGGGCCGTCCGGGCGTGATCACGGACTCGCCTGCCCTCACGGACGGCAATGGTTCGTTGGCGGATACGTTCAACATTCTGGGCTTGGTGCGGGACGCGTTGTTGATTGAAGAGAGCGAGCCAGATCGCTTCTTCACGGAGCAGGTCGGCGGATTGGAAAATCTCGTGCGCACGTGGCAGTCTGAATATGCCTACAACATCACCATCAAGGGCAAGAAGTGGGACATTGCCAATGGCGGCATTAACCCTACCAATGCCGCTCTCGGCACCACGACCAATTGGGATACCGTGGTCACGGATGAAAAGAACACGGCTGGCGTTCGGTTGGTCGTCCAGTAAGCATCGCGCGCCCCCTTTTGGTTCACGCGCCCATGACTCATGTTGTGATCTTCGGAAGAGGGGAGAAGCCGATAACGGCAGCACTTGTTCAAGGAGCTGCCGTTATCGGAATTCGCCCCACGCTTCAGCGTCCACACTTGGAGGCGGGAGTTGCCCTGCCGCTGCCGAATGCGCAGGCCGTCTTCATGGATGGCTTAAGGGGGCCGTTGGTGAAGTTTTTTGACGCCTATCGTGCCGTGGGCGTTCCGGTGTTTCTTGTCGATCTGCCGCGCTTGCGCTATGGGGCAGAGGGGGCCGTGGGGATCTTTCGCAACTCGCTCGCAGATCTTCCGTTCCGTGTCGGCAATCGGGTCACCGTTCAAGGCCGCCTCCTCAATCGCGCGCCGACGTATTTGCTGGTGTGTGGACAGAAGCCAGCGGACATGGCACACCGGCTCACGCTCGCACAACAGGATGCGTGGGCACGGGATGCGATTCAGATGGGGCGGATCGCCTATGAGGCAGAGGTGGTCTATCGGGCCCATCCACTCGACACGCGTCCCGTGCCACGGGATTGGTTTGGCGCAGATCATCTCTCTCCCTCTACCATTCCCCTCCGCGACGTACTGCAGGCAACGATGGCCCTCGTCACCTACAACTCCACGGCAGGCGTAGAAGCGATTGACGCAGGGGTTCCTGTCCTCTACACAGCCCCTGCTGAAAAAGTCCCGTACGCAGCGTATAGCGAAGTTTTTGGGCGTCCCGTGCAGCCCATTACCGATGCCCAGCGCCGAACGTTCCTCATGCGCTGCGGCGCAACACAATGGACCCTCGCTCAGATTGCGGAGGGGACGATGATGGAGGGGGCGTTATTGGGCTATGCCCTGCCGGCGCCGGAACTGATTGAGCCCGAGCAGCCGCCTGCCTTGAAGGGGAAGGCGCTGAATCGTCGCTTAAGTCGGGAGGTGATGTCGCATGGCGGTTGAGATTGTGGCGACGATTGGCGGGGAAACGGCCAATAGCTTTATTACGTCCGAAGAAATGACGCAATATTGCGATGGGCGCATCGGGGCAACAGCCTTCTGGAATGAGGAGGATGAGGAGCTGACGAGTGCGCTGGTGGAAGCGACGCGCGACATTACCGTGTTGAAGTTTCGGGGCACGCGCGTTTCTGACCTTCAGGCGCTCGCATGGCCGCGCAATGGTGCTGTGAATCCGGATGGGGGGAGTGACTTCCTGCCCACCCTCATCCCGCAACGCGTCAAGGATGCCACCGCCGAGCTGGCCCTTCAGTATCTCAAGGCCGGGGAAACGGATCTTGCGTTGGCAGATGGGAACCGTGGGGTGATTGAAAAAACGGTGGGCCCCCTGACCACGCGATGGGAAAGCAGCCAGACGCGTGCACTGGGCATGGCGCGTTTCCCGCGCATCCAGCACCTGTTGGCCCCGTTGCTGCTTCCGAGCACGGGTGGTATCCGGCTGGTGCGGGTATGACGAAATATGCCACCGATCATGCCGGTGCACTGGCCGATGTGCGGGAGGCCGGAACGGCGATTGTCTTTGAGCAGACGACGTTCGGCGCGCAGGATGAGGAGGGCCGGTTTGAGGAGGGCCCGGTGGTGGTGCGGACTCCGGCAGTCTGTACGGAGGATGGTGGGGATGCGGAGGAGTATGAGCGGCTTGGACTCACGCCTTCTGAATCGCCACGGTTGTTTGTGGTGTGTGAGCAATACGGCGCTATTCCCCCGCTCAATAGCAAGGCACGCTTTGGCATGGGGAAGGTGTACAATGTGCAGAGCGTGAAGCCGTATCGTCCGGATGGCACGGCAATCTTTTCTTATGTGATTTTGTCGCGATGAGTACGGGCGCACAGTTTCGCCAACAGCTGTATCGTTGGGGCATTAAATCTGCCAGAAACGTGCACAAAGCGTTTCTCTTCAGCACCCTAGAGGTGCAGCGCTCCGTCGTGTTGGGCAGTGAAGTGACGGGGGCTCCGGGACAGCCGGTGGATGAGGGCATCTTGCGCGGCTCATGGATCGGGGAGTTTGACAGCTCTACGTCATGGATGCTCAGTACCAATGTCGAGTATGCGGTGTATATCGAGGATGGCGGGAATGATCTGGGCCCATTTACCCTGCAATCGGAGGTGGGTGGATTTCACTCCGTCAAGCTGACCCGTTCCAATTGGGATCGCATTGTAGAGTTTGCCGCGCTTCGCGCTGGGGCACGCCTTGGCTGATACGGATGTGAACTTGGCATTTCGCGCGCGGTGCGAAGCGCTGGTGGTGGCCACGACCGGCCTCACCTCTCTCGCATCGACGGTGGGGGGATATGTCCGCCTCACGGGGAACTTTGAGACGGAGGGGTTTGTGGTCGGGATGGAAGTCGTGTCGGGAGGGTTCCCGGAAAACACTCCCGGCACGATCATCGGCGTCACGCCCCTCAGTCTGATTATTTATCCCCGGCGCATCGCACGATCCGTCGCCGCTAATCGGCAGTTGACGGTGGGGCTGCCAGCGCTTCGGATTTGGGACAATCAGACCGGCACGCCAGATCCGTTGGTGCCCTACATTGAGGCAGATTTTTTGACACAACCCGGCAGCTTTATCAGCGGTCACAAGGAGGGCGGATGGCGTGAAGATCGGGGACTCTATGTGGTGCGGTGGTACGGGATTGCCGACACCGGCACGCTAGGATTATCGCGTTCGATGGATGCGTTGAAGGCGCGCTTCACGCCGCATACAACCTTGGCGGTACCGTCGGAAGATGAAGTGGTAAGGGTGCGTGCCGATAGCGCACCAAACGCAAGTCGCATTACCCAGCGCGCGAGTGGACACGCACTCTCAACGCTGACCATTCCGTGGCAGGTGTATCGCCGCAACATCACTCTTGCCTGAACACACCCTCTTGCTCTTCTGATTATGTCGCTTCAATCTGCCAAAAATGTTACGGTGTCGTTTGCTAAAGAAGCACTCTACAACATTCCCCCCGGCGCAAGTCCGACGCCTGCGGCGGAGTTCTTGCGCTTTACTCCTTCGGCAGGCTTGACGCTGACCTCTGCCACCATCCGCTCCAATGAGCAGCGCGCGGACGCGCTTCAAACGATGGGCCGCAATGGATCGGAACAAGTCAATGGAACCTATGGAGGGGAACTGTCCCTCCGGTCGCATGACGTCCTGTATGAGGCGATTATGCGTTCAGATTGGGTGGAGGCCTTGGTGGTGACGGAAGCTTCTAGCCAAGCCGCCAGTATCACGACGGAACTCAATGCGATCGTTGGCAATACGGGCAGCTGGGCGGATGCGGGGTTGCGGATCGGGGATGTGATCCGTCTCACGGGCCACTCGGCGATGGGGAACAACGGACGCAACTTGCGCATTCGTAACTTGACGGCGTTGCGGATCGAGTTGTTTGAAACGTTGGCCGTGGAGGCAGCCGCTGATACGGCCTTCACGATTACGCGTGGCAAAAAGCTTTCCAATGGCCCCACCCCCATCAAGCGTAGCTTCACTGTCGAACAGCGCAATGTGGACATCGATGGGTCGCAGCGGTTTAGCGGCGTGCGCTGGACGGGGATGAAGGTGACGGGATCGCCGGATGGTATGGCAACGATTGAGTTCACCGCACTTGGGGCCTCTATGGAGGTGCTGACGGGGGCTGATTCCCCCTACTTCACCAACCCCACGGTACACAATGCCGTTCCATTGGTATTTTCCGATGCCAAGATTAATGTCTTCGGGGACGATATTGCCGTGGCGACGGCCTTTGAGTTGAACTATGCCATCAACGCTGCGACGCAGCCGGTTGTCGGCAGTAAGACATCGCCGGATGTGTTTGATAATGATGTCGTGCAAACGGGCACCTTCTCGATGATCCGAAAGGATTTCAACAACGTTGCCGCCTTCCGGGCGGAGACGGAGTTTGCCCTGCACATCCTCCTGACGGAGCCAGAGGCAGAGCCCAAAGATTACATCGCTTTCTACGTTCCCCGCTGCAAGTTTACGGCTGCCGATGCGCCGCTGGGTGGAGACGGGGCGATGATTGAAAATCTCCCGTTCCAAACGGGCGCTTCTACCGCCACTGCCTTTCAAGATGCGACGATGTTGACGCTGACCACCAGCGCTGCCGCCATCGCATAACCCAGAGGTCGCACATCGCACGTGTGTGTGGGTGGAGTGTGTTCGCCGTTCGGTCGATGTTCCCCTAGTTGACAAGCCACTCGTAACACTTCTGTTACGGTGGACGTGCCTTGAAGACTAGGGGGCATCACTTTCTTTTCTTCAGAGCACGGTCACTAACTTATGTCTGCCGATTCAAACGATTCAACAACGCCTCCCGTCGCAAATGTTTTCTCGCTCAGCGGGGCTCGCGAGGTCGCGACGCGTGAAGAGAAAGGGGTAAAAGTTTTCCTCAAGACCGAAACTGGGGAACCCCTCATGACGACGGACAAAGAGGGCGCGATGGTAGAAGCTTATGCCGTCGTGCTGGGAAAGTTTAGCAACACCTATCGCAAGGCCGACAAGGATGTGGCGGACGCGATGTTGCGCAAGCGGACGATGGATTTGACGTCGGATCTGCTTGAACAGAATGAGTTGCGGAAGATTGCCGCCTGTGTCAAGGATTGGAACTTGCGGGATGGGGCGCGTGAGATTACGTCGGATGTGCATAATGTGGTGATGGTGCTCAATGCCGCTCCATGGATCCGGCGTGATATTGAGTCAACGATGAGCGACCCATCACGATTTTTGGCATGAACAGTTGTACCAGTTGGTGTCCACGCTCGCCTATCACGCACGACTCGATGTCGCAGGCAAGGATGGCAAAACGACGGGACGGATGCACCTTGTTGGGTTAGCCAGACGCTACCGCGAGCAGGGGAAGCACGACGCGGCACTACAGGCGAAGGCCGATGAAATAGAGGAGGAGCTAGCAGGGCCGCGCAGCCCTCCCGCATTACAGTATTTGCTCGAATGGTTGGAAGAGGTGTATGGGCGCTCCGGCACGACCATGGATGGACTCGCCCCCCTGTCATGGTCGTGTTTGGATAGTTGGGCACGCATGACACAGCGTGATCCGACGCACGCCGAGCTATTGGCGCTGCTGCTGCTTGATGCTACAAAACGCAATCCCCCTCCAGAGAGTAAACACGATGGCTGACATTGCAGTTCTTGGGCTCCGGGTAGATGCGTCAGGGGCGGTTGTTGCGACGGAGCAGCTGGGCAACTCGTTGAACCGGCTGGGGGAGCGTTCGGAACGCACGGAAAGTAAGCTGGGCGGGATGGTCGCAAAGCTCCTCACCCTCACCGCAGCGGCAGCAACGATGCGCCAAGCGGTGACGAGTGCACAGGCCTTTGAAAAGCAAATGGCCCTCGTGGCCACCGTTACGGATACCTCCGTGGCGAGCATCACAGTATTTTCGCAGCAAGTCTTGACGCTGTTTAGGAACTTGCCGGTGGGGACGCTTGACGAGATGACGAAGGGCCTGTATGATATTTTGTCCGCTGGCATTCCGGCAGGCAAGGCCATTGAGTTTTTGGACATCTCGGCGCGCGCGGCAACGGCTGGCGTCACCTCTACGGCAATTGCGGTCGATGGGCTTACGTCCGTGGTCAACTCTTATGCGACCACAGGCCTCCAAGCCCAAGTTGCCAGTGATCAGTTCTTCAAAGCGATCCAACTTGGTAAGACGACATTCGCGGAGCTGGCCGGATCTATCGGCAAAGTGACGCCTCTTGCGGCAGCCTACGGCGTGGAGTTGTCGGATGTGCTCGCGGCTACCGCCGCACTGACCTTGGGCGGCATTAACACCGCAGAATCTATCACCGGCCTGCGCGGGGCCTTTGTCAATATCCTCAAGCCTACCGAAGATTTCAAACGGCAGTTTCCTGAGCTGGCCAAGGAGTTCAACAGCACCAAGCTCGAAACGGCAGGCCTTGTCGGCTTCTTGCGTGAGTTTAGCGTCGCATCAGGCGGCAGCAAGGAAGCCCTCAATGCCCTCTTCACGGAGATCAGCGGTAAGACTGCCGTGCTGGCCCTGCTGAAGGATGGCGGAGAAGGGGTGGCTGATATCTTGACCCAGATCCAAGGGAGTGCCGGATCTACGGGGGAGGCGTTTGAGAAGGCAACGTCAACTTCTGCCGCGTTGTTTCAGATCTTAAAAAATCGCCTCACGGCCACCCTGATCGAGCTAGGGACCAAGGCCCTGCCTACGGTCAATAGCGCCATGGCACTCTTGATCAGGGCCCTGAGCGTGGTATCGGGCAACTTGCCGGGGATTGCTGCCGCCGTCGCCGCATCAGCCGCCGCATGGGGGACGTATGCGGTGGCCAGTCGCGCTGCCGCCATTCAAACTGCCGTGCTAACGTCCGGTCAAGCCATTGCGGCCTTCGCACGGCTCGCCATTGGTATCCGTTCCGCTGCCGGCGCGATGGCACTGTTGTCGATTGTCGGGAAAGGAGCGGCAGGAGCGGTGGCCGCCATTGCCGCCATGGCCGTGGGGTATCTCGCGTTTCAGAAGGTGAGCAAGAGCATTGCCGCCGATCAGGCCAAGTTTACCGCAGAGTTAGAACGCACGACGGCAGCCATGGCGGCCCAACAGGGCGTGATTGAGGGGGCGACGGCTCCCGGCAGCACGGCGAGCGTGATTGCGGGTCCGACGCCTGAACAGGTGCAACAGGCAGTCGATATTCGCCGTGCGAATGAGGATCGGAACCGGCTCACCGCGCAAGCGCTCGCCCTAGAAGGCAAGATTGGGGTGGAGTATGAGCGGCAGTTGATCCTCAATGAAGCGCGCAATGCGTTTGTGACGGAGACGCGCGATTTGACGAATGAGGCGCTGATTGATGAAGTAAAGCTGAGCATTGAAAAGAAAAAACAAGCTGACCTGTCGATCCTTGAGGCGAAGCGCACCAAGGAACTCCAACAGATGAACCGGGCGCGCGTTACGACAGCCGCCGATGCACTGGTGCTGGCCACCCTAGAGGGACGCGCGCTGGCTGAGGCACGGGTGGATCTGGAGGCAGGACTGGACATTGCGGAGGCACGCCTTACGCTGCGCGATCGTGAGCTGTCGGAACGCATCAAAGCGATCAATCTTGAAGCACAGTTGAAGATGGAGACCATCGCCGTTAACGATGCCCTTGCGAAGCGAAAGGAACGGCAAGAGGAGATCAACACGCGAGCGAAAAAGATTTTGGAGGATCAGACGCAGCAAGCTAAAAACTTTGAGCTACAGTTCCTCCAAACCGTGTCGAGCGGCTTTGAGGGCGTGCTCAAGAACGGCTTCCAATCCTTTAACAGCTTTACCAACTCGATCAAAGATTTATTCATCAAAATGTTTGCCGATCTGCTCGCGGCCAATGTTTTTAAGCGACTCACTACGTCGCTTGGCGCCCTTATTCCGGGCGCGCAGTTTGACCCACGGAATGTGGCGAATGCAAACTTTGGCAGTCCCGGTGCCACGACGCTTGCCGGCGCAGCAGGGCTGGGCGTGGGAGCGGCAGCGATTGGGTTTGGCGTAGGATCGCGGACGACAAACCGTGGGCTGGGCTTTGCGGCAGGTGCCGCCACGGGAGCGGCCTTTGGGACGGTGGTGCCGGGGGTAGGGAATGTGGTGGGAGCGGTCGTGGGCGGCATCGTCGGCGGCTTGGCAGGATTACTGGGCTCTGCCAATGCGGCAAAAAAATCTGCTGAAGCGGCAGCCGCGTCACAGAAGCGCTTTAACATCACGCTCGATGCGATGCGGATAAGCATTGAGCAGGGATCGGGCCTTGATGCGGCGATTAAAAAAACAGCCACTGAGTTTCAACAGCTCCGTGAGTCGGCCATTTCCGAGTTCAGCGGGAAGAAAGCAGAGGCAGGGCGCGCCACGGCCTTGGCAGAGATTAACCGGCTGGAAGCGCTTCGCATTAAGCAGTTGCGGGAAGAGTTTACGGAAAGCCAGCGCCGTTCTCAACTGGACCTAAAGGTGCGCGAGCTACGGGCAAAGGGGCTTGATGCGGAGGCGACGGCGGTAGCGTTTGCCGACGCGCAAGTGCGCGAGCTTGCGGAAGCGCAAAAGAACGGGGCCGACACGGCGACGCTCGCGGCCCTCGCACAAACGCAGCTGGCAGAATCGCAGCGCTTTGCGGCAGACGCGGCAGCCCTCGCCACGGCCAAGATAGAGGGACAGCGGAGGGCGCTGTTTGATCTGGCAAATGAGACGCAAAACTTTTCAGATCCGCGCGGTGCCTCGGCAGCGCGTGATATTGAGGACGCCAATAACCGGATCTTTGATGCGATTGCGGCTGGGGCAACGGTTGCGGAGCTAGCAGCCCTCTCGCTCTACAACGCGGCGGTGCTTGCAGCACGCGCTGCAGCACGCGTAGAAGAGGATCGGCGCACCACCGAAGGGTTAACCGTTCGCGGCCTTACGGCCAGCGGAAACACGCGCGCGGCGGAGGATGCGAGCCAGAATGCCGGACAGCGCCAAGAGCTGGCCGATGCGATCAAAAGTGGCTTCTCGCCTACCAATCTTGCCCTGCTCCAGTTCGTGCAGTTTAGCGAGCGAGAGGCCGTGCTAACGCGTCGCGCGATTGAGGATGGGACAAAGGCCATCAATGATGCGGCAGCGGCCCAGATGGCTGATCTGGATGTGTTGATTGAAGTCACACGCTCCGCTGCCAAGCAACAGATCGCCCTCATCAACGGACAGATTGAGGAAGTGCGCGCGGCAGGGGCCGTGTCGCAGAAGGGCTTTGATAATCAGATCGCTGCCGCGCGCGAGGAGTCCAAGGCGCGCACCGATGCCATTGACGCACAGATTGCGGCCGCACGGAGCGGCCTTGACATCCAGAAGGCCCAGCTGACGGCGCTCGAAAAACAAGTCCAAACTAGCGTCCAAGTGGTAGAGGCCCTGACCAAGTTTACCGACTCCCTTCAGCTAGGGGACTTGTCCACGCTCTCGCCGGAAGAGAAGTTGGCCGAAGCACGGCGTCAGTTTGAAACCCTCGCAAGTAGCGCCTCCGGGGGCGACGCGGGAGCAGCCACGGAACTTCCTGCCGCTGCCAATGCCCTCCTCCAAGCGTCACGCGCCTTTAATGCGAGCAATACAGATTTTGCGGCAGACTTTAATCGCGTCAATCAAGTCATCAGCGCCATCACGACGCAGTTTGGCGCGACGTTGCCCATTGATCAGGAACAACTCGCCACCGCACGCGAACAACTCGAAAAAACGGAGCGCACGATTGAATCCCTTCAGCGGCAGAAGGAGGCCGTGGCGGAGCAGAGCGCGCTCCAGATTGCAAAGTTGGAAGAGCTAAAGGCCCAAGATGCCGAAGCGACCAAGGCCCTCATCGATGCCCTAGAGCGTCAGCGGGATAAGGTGAGCGAGGAGGCAGAGGCAACGATTGCGAAGTTGGAAGAGACCAAGCAGGTCATCCTTGAGACGGCCCAGCGCCAGATTGAGCAACTGATTGCGGATGAGAACGCAAAGCTGCAAACGCGCCTGCGGGAAAATGAGTTCTATGACCTGTTCAAATCCTACGCCGATCAGTCCACGACGTATTTTGCCTTGGCCCAGCGCAAGCTAGAGGATCCGCTCACGGGTGGGGCGACGGACGGCATCAGCAGCACCGGTACGTCGGCAGGGAATCCTACCGGCCCAAGTCCCGTTCAGGTGGCACTCGAGACGACGGTGGCAGAGCTGAAGGAAGTGAACCGTCAGCTCACGGTACGACTCGCCATAATGGAGAGTCAGATTGAGCGGCTGATCGATGTCGCCGTGGGGACAAGCGAGCGGGAAGTCAGCGCCATTACGCGTGGCACGGAGGCCACGCGCTCCGTCGCGGCAGAGGTCCGGAGCGCTGCTCAGCAGAGCGCCGTGCGACGGCCCCCGGTTGGGATTGCGGGGCGATAGATGCGCTACATTGCCGCGATCAGCTACATGGGAGCAGGGCCGGATGAGGAGGTGATTTATTTCACGACGCGTCCCTTCACGACGCGTCCCACGGACACTCCGGCCCATAGGGTGATGGAGGATCGCATTATCAATCCGGCCCTCGTGCGCCGTGATATTTTCGATGTCGGCACGACGGGCGGTTCATCGCGCGTTGGGTTTGGGGATCTGTCGTTGCGCAATGATGATGGGGCACTCGATTGGCTGAGCGAGGTGGCGGTGGATGGTCGGGATCTTGTGATCTATGCGACGGAGGAAGAGGGTGCGGCCTTCCCGGCGGACTATCGCGAGCTGTTGCGGATTACGATGGAGCAGCCAGAGTGTACGAGCAGCACCCTGATCATTCGCCTTCGGGATCGGCAGGTCATTGCCACGCGCAGCTTGCAGGATGACCTGTATGGCGGCACCAATGCGCTCCCGAACGGAACGGACGGCATTGCGTCGGATCTTAAAAACAAGCCCAAGCCTATCCTCTACGGGCGCGTGTTTAATGCAGAGCCTGCATTTGTCAATACGTCCCGCAACATCTATCAAGCCAATGATGGGGCGGTGCGGGATGTAACGGCAGTGTACGATTCAGGGGCCCTCCTCTCGCATGGGGATGATTATGCGAGTTCCGCAGATATGTTTTCCCTTATCCCAGCGCCCGGAACGTTTCGCGTTTGGAAGGCCGGGGGCATGTTTCGGTTGGGGAGTACGGCCTTTGGACAGGTGACGTTTGATGGGGTGGAGGGACAGTGGCCGGTGGACCGAACGGCAGGACAGATCTTTGTACGGCTCTTGACGGAACGGGCAGGACTGCTGACGGCACAGATTAGTGCGACGGATATTTTGGCCATCGACGCGGTGCAGGATGGGGTGATTGGGTTCTATGCCAATCAAGTGCTCTCGGTGGCCGATGCGCTCGATCAGATCGCGGAAACGGTTGGCGCATGGTGGGCGACCGATAGCACGGGCACCTTTCGCCTTCAACGCCTAGAGTTACCCACCGGCGTGCCCGTGCTCTTCTTACAGACAGAGGATGTACAGGAGGGAACGCTGCGCAAGATTCCACTCAATGGGAATAGCTTGCCGGCGTATCAGACGACGGTGCGGTGTGTGCCAAACTGGACGGTGCAAACCACAGGACTTGTCGAGCGGGTTGGCCCAGCGCGTCGCGCGCGGTTGTCCAGCGCCTATCAAGATGCCACTGTCACGGACGCTGCCGTGCGCGCGCGCCACCGGCTCTCACAAGAACGCGTCGTCAATACACTCTTTGCCTGCCGGGGGACAGGCGAACAGGAAGCCGTGCGCCTTCAGGCAATCTATGGCGTGAAGCGGGATCGCTTTGAACTCACCATCCATGTCACGCCGCAGGATCTGACCGTTATTGATTTAGGCATCGTGATCCAGCTAACGCATCCTCGCTACGGGCTTGAGGAGGGGCGTATGTTTCGTGTGCTGGGCTATCAGTTGGATCCGGTCGAAAGCACGGCCACCCTTACCATCTGGGGATAGTGGAGCATTATGACCTTGCGGGATAAAGTTTTATTTGGGTGGCCGATTATGAGTGACGCGGCAACCCTGAGTGGCGGGGCATGGGAATCCTTACTCCCGCTCACCAATGTTCAAACGGTGCGCGTTGGCCGCGTCGCTCGATCAACGGATGCCGCGCGGAGTAGCACGCTCATCAATGTAGCCTATGCCGCTGACACAGCCCTTAGTGTGGTGGCGCTTTCCCGCCACAATCTTCGCAGCAACGCGCTCTGGCGCGTGCGGGGCGGGGCCGATGTAACATTTGCGACAAGCGTCGTGGATTCCGGATGGGTGTCGGTATGGCCGGAACAGTGGGAGGTGAATGTGCTCCCTGCCGGTCACCCGAACGCGACAACGCGACGGTTGACGGATGGGCAGATTAATGCACTGGATCCGAAGCGTGATGCGATTTATCTCTTGCCCACGGAGGTAGCCTGCCGCTACTGGCGGATTGAAATGGATGATGAGGGGAATGTCGATGACTACCTTGAGGTGGGACGCCTTATCATGGCGCCCCGCTTTGTCCCATCATACAACTTTTCCGTTGGAGCGGAGTTTGGATTTGTCGATAACACGACCAGTAACAAATCGGATTCCGGCGCACTCTTCTACAACGTGAAGCCGAAGGGGCGGAGCTTGTCGATGAGCTTTATCAATCTTCCGGATCGTGAAGCATATACGGTATTCCGCGACATGATGGAGCAGCTAGGGGTCGCTGGTCATTTGTATCTGGTGACGCAAGCCACCGACACCACATCCCTCCAGCGCCGTTCATTTCTCGGGGCCTTGCGTCAGCTTAGTTCCGTGCAGTATGCAGCGGCAGGGTATAGCGCCGTGCCGGTTGTTGTGGATGAAGTCCTCTAACCTATACCAATCATCATGTCTACTTTTACTCGCTACAATCAGTTTGTTGAAGATCTGGGCAAAGGCGTTCATGACCTTGGGTCAGATAGCCTGAAGTATCTTCTCACCAACGTCGCGCCTGACGCGGCAACAGATGCGGTGCTGGCGGACACTACGGACATCAGCGCCGGCAATGGGTATGTTGCGGGCGGGATTCCTCTGACCGGCGTCACGTTTGAGCAGGTGAGTGGGGTGGCGACGCTTATCACCGATGACAAGACGCTCACGGCATCCGGCGGCAGCATTGGGCCGTTTCGCTACGTGGTGTTGTATAATGATACCGCCGCATCAGATAACCTGATTGGCTATTGGGATCGCGGGTCCAATGTCACGCTGGCCGATGGCGATTCCTTGAACTTGGATGCGGATCAGACGGACGGATTGTTTCAAGTCGGCACCTAATGGCCACAACCCTTTCGCTTCGGTTGCGCGCGCGCGCCATCCCCATCACCGCATCAGCTCCGTTGGATTTGGGAGATGCGGTGATGGTGGCAACGGTTGTGGAAGGGATCATCACCGTCATTACCTTTGGACTAGTGCCCTCCTCTACCGCGACCATCTACTATGTCGATCTGTCGCGCTATGGGACGCCCCCGCAAGTGGGGTGGTTTTTTAACGATGATTGCCAGACCTTTTCTTCAACAGCCCCCGTTATTCCGGTGGGCGATATTGCGCCGCCGTACACGCCCGGTGGCACGCCGCCTAGTCCTACCAGCCCGGACTATCCGGAACGCGAGCTGCCGGACTTGGATCAGGGGCCGGAACCGTTCGCCGATACGGTGCCGATGTCGGTCGCGTTTCATGCCGACGCGGCAACCAGCGCCACCGTCACCGGCACCGGTGCCACGTATGTAGAGGTGGCGAGCAGAATGCGCACGCGACTGGATGTGAGGGATATTTGCGCTGTTCGTCTCCACGCGCACGTGAGTGCGGCCAACGCTGCGCTGACACTCGTCTTGTGTGCGTCGGTAGATGACGGGACCACGTGGCTCCCCTTATCCCCTGCGGGCACGGGGCCACAGTTACCGTTGGGCGCAACGGGGACACTCGTGGGACTGTTTACCAATATTGATCCAGCATATGCGGGGAACGTTCTGGTCAATGTTTGTGTGCAGGGAGACGGCACCGCCACCATTGGGAATCTGTACGCGTGGTTCTTCGTGAAGTCCAGCGAGGGGGTGTGTATTCCGATTGATGAACCGTCGGGAGGCTGTGGGCTCTTTGGGACAGCCAACCTTGGGCGCTCCTTCATCGACTATGCCGATTATGCCGCGCTGGTGACGGATCTGCCGATGGGAGGATTGATTACCACCTTCGGCCCTCCTGCGACGGAGGATGCTAACTTTGCGGAGTTCTTGACGGATGGCGGGGGGCCGCATCTTGCCCTCTACCACAACAAGACGGGCAGCGCCCGTAACCTCCGCTTCATTACCGCAAACCTTATCAACTGGGGCGCGGCAGCGCTCATGGTCACGTCCATTGACCCAGCGCTCGCGGATGCTGCCAGTGGAACGGGGTTGGTGCTCTTTCGCTTCAACGCTATCCTCAGCACGATCATAGAAGTCCAGCTGCGGGGCGGAAGAATATGGCTCCACTGTATGGGGGACGCAATCAATGTAGGCCCCGCATCAGATCTGTGTGATGGAACGCCCAAGCAGGTCATCCTCACAGCCGCCTATTTTAACGACTCTAACTTGTGGGCCTACGGGGCCAATCTCTACATTGATGAACCGTGTCTTAATGCCGCCCCAACATTCTACGCGGGCAACTACCCATCCCTCATCTCAGGGACGCAAGACGGAGGCGTGTTCACAGTTACCGCCAACACATGGGACGGCACCGAACTGACCGGCACACAGAAGGTCTACGCCTACTCTGTCAGTGAGGATAAGTTTTCCTTCTATGACTAATCGCTGATGTGGGGAGCGCTCCTTCAGTCGCGTATTATCTGGGGGATGGCATTGGGCAGTGCCCTCCTCATCGGCGGCACGCTCCTCTATCGCTATCAGATAGATCAGGCCTATGATCGAGGGCGCGCGGCGGTGCTCGCAGAAGCGCGCAGCACGATTGATCAGGCGACGGCACAGGCCCAAGTTCAACGCATTTATACCGACACCCTCATCCAACGCATTACCGAACGGCGCGTGCGCGTGGATACGTTACTTCAGCAGATCCCCGACACCGTCCTCATTACGCTCCCGCCCATCGTCCGTACCACATTAAGCGAGTGCGCGGCCCTTTCCGCTTCATGCGGCGCAGTGCGCGCGCTACTCGTCATGGAGCGCGCGGCACAGGATAGCGTCGCCATCTATCATCGTCGCCTTCAGGTTGGCCTTCGCGATAGCGTGCGCACGCTCGCGCGCCGTCCTACTCGCAAGCAGCTGGCCCTCAGCGGGATTGCCGCAGGGGCCTTGGGCTACTTTATCGGCGCACACACGCGTGATTGATTTTCATAATGAGCCCCTCTTTTGTCGGGCTCCGCGTGGCCGCTTTATGCTCCATACGCCGCTCTGGGTTACGGTGGACGGCATCCGCTACACGATCCCCGGTGGATTCTTCAGCGATGGGAGCAGCGTCCCGCCGTGGGCATGGGCACTGGTCGGTCATCCTTACAGCCCCTCTTCCTTGCGAGCGGCCCTGTTGCACGATTGGATGTGCCGGAACCCGCAGGCCCACGGGCTCTCGGCCCAAGCCGTCCATCGGATATTTTACCGTGCGATGCGTATGGAGGGTGTTGCATCCGCGCGCGCCCTGAGCAAGTATATTGCGGTAGCCATTGCGATTCCAACATGGTCCACTATCCAAAAGCGAGTTACTCGATCATGAGCGGCTCTGTGCAAATCCATGTCCACCTCCATCCTGATGTATCGTCCGGTGCTGCGGACACAAATCTCTGGCACGCCCTCAATGCCCTCCAGCTACAGGTACACACGATGTCACCGACGATTAATGAGGTTGAGCAGAAAGTTACCGATCTGACGACGGCCCTTGCCTCGGCCCAAGCAGCAACGGACGCGAAGCAGGAAGCGCTTGCGGCAGCGTTTGCGGAGTTGCAGGATATGGTAGAGAATGGCGCGGACACGGAACGGTTGACTGCCGTGGCGGAGCAGCTGGAAGCGGCCCTGACGGCCACGGCAGCCCTGACAGCCGACATCGACAGCACGCAGGTGCCGAATGTCGCACCGCCCGTTTCCCCGGATGTTCCGCTGCCGGAAGACACGCTGCCTCCGGAGTAATCTGCCGTGGCTCCCCGCAAACAAACCCTCATCGCGGGCACCGCCGTCACCCTCGCCGCCCTTATTGGCGGTGGGGTGTATGGCGTCAGCACCCTGTCGGAAAACGTCGCCCCGCAGCAGGCCTTTCTGCCTCCCGTCACCTCCATCTCTTCCCTTTCCCTGCCCAATCGGGATTCCGTGGGCTTGGTTACGCGGTGGCGCGCCAAGTGCCTTCGCGGCACCTGCCCGGCAACGGTGCGCGTGCGCGCGGTACTGAAGAATGAGCTGGGCTACACCACGTATCATGACGATACGTTTTCCAATGTGCGCTTGATTATTCCCGTGGCCCGTCCCGTGTGCCCTGCCGTAGATACGGCACTGGTGTCGGTGTCGGCAAATGGTGTGGGGCAGATCGGGGCCAGTGCTCCCGTTACGATGCGCCTCCCGTTAGTGTGCCGCCCTTCTTCCGCCGCGGAACGCCGCGAGCTGGCGGCTGTGGAGG